TGTCACTGGCAAATTCATAGGGATCTTCTCTGCAACCGGTTGCAGTTGCCTGCAGCCACGGTTTCCTTGGTTTTTGTCAGGATGAGTTGGCCGCGCACCTTTGCCCGATTCGCCGCCGGCAATCACCCAGTACACCATCGGCCGCCACAGTCACGCCGCACTCATCAAGCACGCCGATGAGCGCCATTGTTTCACCGCGAAGCCGGGCCGCGTCCTCAACGCTTATAAACGGCTGAGACTTGTCACGCTTCGAATCGTCAGCGTAGTAGTTCGCAAGCAACGATTGATTGTGAGTAATGCGTTTTCGCATCGCACACACCAAACGCGTTGCTAGGTCGTGATCAGTCAACTCAACCAACCGTCGTGCCTTGCCTGCGCCAGGCGGAATAATGCCCGTTACAAAACCGCCGCCAAGTGGCCCGCTGATAGTCTTTACCGTCGCAACCAAGTGCTTTTGGCGTTCGGTCATATCCTCAGGATTGACTATCTCAGCCCCCATCGCTTGTGCTATTTCTGCTTGTCTTTCGGGATTCACTTCAAACCCTTTCATAATGGTCGCCGCGTGCTCATGCACTTCTAGGCATTGCTGCAAGTTGAACATACCGATATGAGTTTTGTCCGGCGTCAACTTCATTAACCGGGCAAGCTCTTTGTACGCTTGTGATCGCTTTAGCCAACCCTCTTTCCAAATAGGATCAAAGGCCTCATGGGCTTGGTGACGCGCGTCACGCGTTTTCTGATCGGCCGGCGTACTGGTTGAGCCATCCCAACACATCACGTCACAACCGCCAATAGGGCAATCAAAACGCCGGCCAAACCGCGTACTTGATCCGATGAGTGCAACACTATGCCTTGGGCACGTTCGCTTTCGGTACGTCTTGCGGTTTCGTTTTTTGCTCATATCACTCAAGGCCTAATCGTTTGAAAGTTTCGTCGCTTAATCTAAATCGAGCTCTCTCACTGGTTGTTGGGCCGTCTCAGACTTAGCCACTACCTTGGCACGCACGGTCCACGGGTAAACAACTGCAACCTTTCTATGCCACATCATCGAATCTTGGGCGGGCACCTTGTTGGTGAGTTTGCTTGTGTCAGGGATCCAACCGCGCTTATTGCAACCGGCAATGAATATGGCAACCGCGCTTGAGACTGACGCATTGTCCTTGCCGCACATGAAAAGAATCTTGCGCCAAAATTTATTTACCTCATCATCGTTGCTTGGTGCGCGATACACTGCCCCGGTCATCGCCTTGAGCTTACCCGCCACACTTCGAACCATTCGAACGCTGACGCCCTTGTGATCATGTCGGCAATTTTCATTGAGGCACGCTTGGCCGCTTCGTTGCCAGAAACCACAACGCGGGCACCGTATGCCCTCAGGCCGTTCACCCTTGAGTATCTTTTCTATGCGCTCTTTCTGCGCTTGCTGGTTTGTGACGCCAAGCCGCCACGTTCTATCTTCGTTTGGTGAGCCGTGGCGCCAGTATGAGCCCCCGTGACATTGCAATATTTTGTGATCGTATGCAGACCAAAAACGTTGAAGCCGGCCAACGCTTTGTAGGTAGGTAGTCAAGCTACCCATCACGGTCGCAAAAATGCCGTGATAAAGCCAAGGCATGTCGATTGCCTCACGCAACACGAAACGGTTGCTGATCATAGCAATCTCACCGCTCTTGCTCATTTCCAATAGTTGCCGCCTGATATCCTTATCGGCCGCGTAGGTGACCAACTTGTTGCCCTCAGGAATCAACGCTTGCTCACCGTCGAGGTGCGCAACGCGAACGCCCTTTTTCAAAAACTCAGTTGCAAACCATCGGCTTGACTTAACGCTTGGGGCGTACAAGATGGCCGGGTAAGCGGCCGTGTTTAGCGCTTTCCATTCGGCATACACGCTGCCAAAAATTACTTGTACGCGCTCCTCTAGTTTCTTCTCTGAGTATTCACCGGCTTGAGTCATCTTGAGCCCGGCCGTGTCAATCTCATCGGGGCCGAACACTTTGACAAGTTGGTGCATACCACAGTCGCGTAGCTCTGAATAACTAGCAACGTTGATCAACCGTTGATAGATGGCCGCGCCCATGAGTGGTGAGGCCGTGAAGCCGCACACGTAAGCGCCATTCGTCGCGAAGCCCTCTTGCACCGTGTTATCTTGGAATGATCCATAGACCATCGCCCTTTGCATTTTGCCGGTCTGTTGGTGAGCCTCATCATCAATGACAAGCGTTGCCTTTGGCATGTCAATCGTGCCGCGTTGTACCGCCCGTGCGTAGAGCGTTTGACTTGACACAAGCTGAATACGGGCGTCGGGGTTGTACGGGTATCCGTCAGCTATCATGCCGTACTCAATGCCGGCCGTTTCAAAGTTGGCTTGCAATTGCTCAATGAGCATGCGCCTATGGGCCTTGAGTACCGTCAAGCCGTTGGGCCGTGCTAACTCAGCAACCGCAAGCTCAAGCATCATTCGGCTTTTGCCTGAGCCCGGCGGGCTCACAAGCAGTGAGGGTAACTCAGGCTCATTTGCGCGCTGAACATTGAACGCATCAAGTCCCTTGCTTTGGTGACTCTTGAGCGGCGGTAGGCATGGTATTAACGATTGCAAGTTTCTGATCCTTCAATGAGCTATTCAACGCCATCACGTACTTATCAACGCTGATAACGCGCTTAGTTTTGTCGGCCGCAATCGCGTCAACTTTTTCTTTTGCATCATGCCCGCTATAGTACCGCGTCAACTGTAACGCGTTGGCGTTGCCCGCCGCCGTGCTAAACACAACGCGCCAGATAACAACCGGCCTCACTTCGCGTTCGAAGTGCTCAAACGCAAAGTGATAATCAATCTCTGATCCGCTCATGGTTAGCCCTCTGCAAGCTTGGCTTGTATCGCTTCAATCGCCGAAGTAATCGAATCAGTGAACCCAAGGTCGTCAGCAATGCGAACGATCACACCAACGGCCGCCTTGGCTTTCTTGATCTTGTCCGCTCGCAAGTTGAGCATAGCCGCCGTTGGCTTGGCTGGCTTGCTGTTTTTCTTGGTGTCATCCGGTTGCTCTACATCGGGCACCTCGAAACCGGACGGCGTTGTTTCATCAACGGTCACGGGCTCAGGCTCAGGCGTTTTTGGCGCCACCGGCTCAGCCTCTTTTTCATCCTCATTGCCCGCCGGCTCACCGTGCGGGTGTAAACAGTCACCACATACCCAACCGTCATCGCGCTCAATCCAGCGGCCTTTGACTTTGCAGTTGGGGCACGCGCCAAGCTCTTTCTGTTTGTTCTCAGCCGCCGTCAGTTGCTCTTGATGCAACGTCTCAGCCGCCGCGTTGGCCTCATGATCGGCGGCCGTCGCGGTCACTTGCTCAGCCGTTGGCGCTTCGCTATCAGTTGTGAGTTGCGCCTTGATTGTGTAAACGTATGTATGGCTCACACTGCAAGCGTCAGCAATCTTGTGAGCCGTCGCCGTTGGCATCGCACCGATTGCCCGCAACACAGCGTTTCGCTTATCCGCGTTGGTGCGCCGGTAACCGTGATCGGCGTTAGACTTCAACGCCTCAATCAACGCCTCACGCGCCGTCGCTTTCTTGTACGAAACCGGAATAGAGAACCCTTCAACACTCTTTTCAGCAACGTAATCAAGAGCCGCTTGGCAACGCGTAAAGCCATCAACACAAATCAGCTTTCCGCGAACCTCACAACACTTGATCGGCGGAAACGGCCAATCACCGTTGCGGTTTACAATCGCTTCGAAATACTCAGACGGAGACCGCGCCTCAACTCTCATCTGATAATCGGGATTCAAAACCACGTCCGCAAGTGGAACCGTCGCAATCTGCCAAACATCCTCAGCCGGCGGCCGCGTTCCCTGCGCCTTGGTGGTTGTCTTTTTCTTCGTTGTCATAATCCAGAATCTTTCTACGTTCTCTAAGGGTTACTACTGCTGACTTGGTTCAACGTAATTTAATCGCGTGCGTGCCAAGTTATATGGAACGTCTGCTTGTGACTTGGTTAGCAAACCACACGAAACCAGCGTTTCGGACATTTGCTTAAATAGGGGCATCGTCTTACTGATAACAAGCTCGCTGCGCCGCTGAACGATCTTTCCTGCCAACTCCTTTAGCTTGGCAAACTCTTTCTCTTGCAGCATAGGCACTAGCGATACTTTGTCACGGTCAACGTACCACTTGTAAACAGTAAGGCCGTATCCGGTAACCTCTTTCTCGCTAACGCTCTTTTCGATTTTCAAAGCGAATTCAGCCAACTCCTCGAGCGTTTTTGGTGACGGCGGGATTTGCGTTTGTGCCTTAGTCTGTTCAGCCGTCGTTGTCTTTTTCGTCTCAGGCGTTGCAACGTTCTGAGGCTTACCGCTTACCGGGTTGTTGCCATCGGCTTGAGCCAACGGTTGCTTTGGGCCGTGACCAGTGCGCGAAATGTAGTTGCGTGCACGGCCAACGTAACTTTCGCACCACTGACCGAGGAAAATATCGCCGGCCGCCCCAACGTAGCTTGCACACTTCGTGAGCGCATCAGTGATTGATTTCTTCGGGGCGTCCTCATCAACCTTTAAGTAGCCCGGCCGCGTGTCTGATCCTTTTGTTAGGTAGGCGTATCGTGTCTGCCCAAACTGTTCAATTGTCGCGCGCTCTTCAACTTGAATGCCGGCAATGATAGGCCGATACCAAAAACGCATTCGCACAACGTGCATTCGTTCATGTTCGCCAAACGCGTCAATTCGCTCATCGACGATTTCCCAACCCCAACCTACACCAACCGGGCCAAACTTCTCAGTCAATCGCCATACCACATAATGAGGCTTGACGGTTGTGCCCTTGTAATCCTTGCCCTCAATCTCACGCGTGAAAGCCGGGTCAGTGATCGAAAGAGAATTCCAAATCTCTAGGTTGAGTTGCTTTCGCGTCTCATCGTCAATCCTCTGCTGCTGCGGTAAGCCGGGTTGTAGTTCGGTCATCATCATCCTCAAAACTTGTAAACGTTTACAAAACTCAGGCTACCATTTAACGCCGGATCCGGACAACTTTGGTCGCTTCGAATCAGAAATCACGCAACATTTTCAACCGGGCCTCCTCAGTCTTTCGGGCGTACTTCCAAAACAACCGCCGCGAACGCTGCAACCTTCGAATGTTTGCCGCGTACCAACCGGCAAGATACGGCACTGCGTGAGCCGTGGCGTTGACTAGCTCAGCCCGGCATGAGTAGCCGTAGCCAACCACGCACGCCCCAGCAAGCGCCCGCTCATCTATGTCAGCTTTGTATCGCAACGTCACTACAACGCGTTGCAAGAGCTCTGAGGGGCAATCGGTGACCTGTAGCTTGGCAACGTTTTCGTCATGGATCCGCGAAGGGTCAACGATAAGCGCACCAAGCAACAAGTCACCATAGCCATTGAGCATCGCCGCAAAGCCCGGCGGCTCATCATTCGAACGCGGCGAAATCTTCGCTTTCGTCATCGTCCTCAGCTTCCAGCTTAATCGTTTTGGGTAATCTTAGCTCACGTTGCGTACGCGGCTTTACCCAATAACCCTTGACGTTCTTTTCTCTGAAAGAGACTAGCCGTCCATCGGGAAGCAAACCCTCGGTTGCCTCACCCATCTTGCACGCAAGAGCCGCCTTGATTGCCTTGACGTTTTTAATGAGCTCCGTGGCCTCATCGTTCAACTCATTGGCCCGGTCAACATCATCGGCGTCCTCATCGGTTAGCTCAACTGCCTCACCGATCTTTGCGTGCATGCGCCGGATAACATCGGCGTCCTTTGGCGGTACCGCTAGCGGCTCTTGATCAAAGCCAACGTGCAAATCCCACCACTCACGCGCAACCTCAAGAGCCTTAACAATCGTCTCTTGATCATACTCAACCTCGTACACTACACGGCCCTTGCCGCCGATGAGCGCAATGAGAAACCCCTTGGGGATCTTCGCCGCGTGCATCTGAGCTTGAATTTGCCACCAGTAGTAGCGCGGGAAACTTTCACGCGTCCATTGATCGGCAAGCTTGCGTGACCACCCGGCAAGCATCGAGGTCTTAGCCTCAACCACCGCTGAGTTGTCGTAAAACTTTCCATCAAGCAGCGTGACAACTAGGCCGTCGTCACTTGCAACCTCACCACCGCGCTCAATCGGTTTGCCTTGCCGTATTTCAAACCAACTGAGTAGCAACGGCTCGATCATGTTACCGAGCTCAATCGCTTCATTTTCCTCATCTGAATAGTTGACACGTAAACGATTTGTTTTTCGCGCCCACAATTCGTATGGCGAACAATACGGGTTGTCCCCGATGATCGCCGCAAGCTCTGACCCACCAATCCGAAATTGGCGGGCCGCAATCTGTTGTGGTGTCAGTGCCATAGTTCAGTTGCTAAACCTTATTAAACCTTATCTACCATCCCACCGAACGATAGCCGCCATCTCGAACACTTGCGAAGTGAGCAACGTCACCGTTTCGTTGAGCTTACTCACTTCGCGCTCAAGCTCTTTGACTTGTTGCTCCATCATTTTCGGCTCAGTCTTGACGATCAGTTTTTCGGCAAGCTTGAACTCTGGCAACTCATCAACAAGGTAGTACAAACTACTTGCCGGCATATCAACGCCGGTTGCCTCAGAAACTTGTCGCGCAACGCCATCTTTTGTGTCATCAATGAAGGGCTCAACGCGGCCGCGTAGCAAATCAACGATCTTGATTTTGTCCCCCAGCGAAAACGTCTTGCGTTTTTTCTCAGCCGGCGTTGGATCCGTCTCGGCCTCAGCCGCCACAGCATCATCGGCCGCTTTCACATCATCAATCTCTTTCGTCATTCGATCAACCCAATCCTTGTAAACGTTTACAAACTCAACACTCAAAACTACTCACGCTAAGACGGGTCGAGCGTTGCTCTCACCGCACAATCTTTGGCCTCAAGCAACTTGCTCATGCACTTTGTTCGCTCAGCGCACGGGGGCATAGATTCAATGATCATCTGAGCCATGATTGAGAACCGGCGCGAAACCGCGCGCACCTCCTCTTTGGCAAGGTGTTGATAGCTGAACCACTTCAACAACTTGGCCGCCGGATCTTGCGGCTTGGGCTCAATCTCAGGCACGCCCTTTAGCGCCTCATTCCGATCAGTGATCCGGTCAAGCCGGTCAATCTCAGCAACCAACAACGCGGCCGCTATGATTATCAACCGCCGGTTGTTTCCTTTCCACTTATCGCAAATGCCAAACTTATCGTTGGCGATTTCGCCGCGTGTGTGCCTAAGGACACTTATAGCGGCTGAAATCATTTCCCCGCCGCCGTTTTTTTCGTCGTCGTGCGCCGCATCATAGCCGCTGATAATCTGGCCGTCACGCTCTAACCCAACTTCGGCTAACGTCTGCATTTTCCTACCTCAAAGGTAATTGGCCTCAAGCCATCGCTCCTCGGCCGCTATCGCGATATCCCGCGAAATGAAACGGCCGAAGGTTGGCCCGTTGCTAGGGCTAAGATTCACTCGCCACTTGCAAGCCCAATGCCGCGTCCACTTTGCAACGCGGCCGCTCTCACCGAACGCCCAACGCAAGACGTGAAACGCTGGCCTGAGCACAACATTGACCGGCTCAACGTGAGAGGCCCGGCGCTTGCTCTGCTTGCCGTCAAAGGCATCATCAAGCGTTTGGGCTGATAGGTAGCTTATCTCTCCGGTTTCCGAAATTACTATCGTCCGCAAGCTCAGCCCGCAAGATTCGAATTGCAAGCGGCGCCTCAATGCCCACCTTGATCCGATTGCCGCGAGCCGACGCGATATCAATAACGATTTCATCCCCATTTTTCAAAGCCTCAATATCTTCAATTCGGCAAATGATCTTTTCGCCCTCTTGGCGCTGTAAAACTAACATCCGTATCCCTCTCAGTTAAAGGCCTAGTTTCCTGTTTTCTTAGGCGCTACAATTCGATTTCCCGCCAAACAGTTGGCTTGGTACTATTAAAGGCCGCCTTTGGATCAACTTTTGTCGTCCCAAATCTTACAAGCTCTGCGCTGACGCCACAGAATCCGCACCACATAGTTACCGGGTCAAACGCGTGCCGATTGCAGTAGCCGGGCATTCGATCAAGGCCAACGTTTGCGTAGGCCTCATCGCCCTCAAGACTACTGAGCCGCCAACAATTGCCGTCCCAGTCATCGAAACGCATCACGCCGCCGCGCTTGCAGATACGCGTTAAATCTTGGCACTCTTTGAAGTTGAGCCGCCCGATTGAGCCGCCAGTTTTTTCGATCACAAACGCCATGACTTTGTAGGTGTAGCTGCAATTTACCGGCATGAGTTTACAGAGCTCAAGACGTGCTGTTCTGACAGCTTGGTTGGCCGGATAGGAAACTGTTTTGTAGGCGTCCCTTTCCCACCAACCAACATCACACTCAGGGCACGCGTGGAACGTTCGCCGCTTGCCCGTTCGCCTTACAAGCTTTCCGCCGTGCACGTTGCAACAAGGCACGTCACCCGCCAAGGCTTTCTCAACATTACTCTCACGCACACGGACAACGTTTTTGTGCAATTGCTCTTTGTCGTATTTAATGCCCAGGTTGTAGCCATGCACAGTAACCCATTTTTCGCCGGGCATCGGATCAACGACGGTTGCGCTGTACAAAACAATGCCAGCGTGTTTGATGTAAACCGAATCACCGATCTTGAAAGCCATCTTTTCAACTCCATGAAAAAAGGCCGTTGCCGCTTCCCCTCAAGCAGCAACGGCCTCGCAAAGTGCGTTGGAGGAGTCAACAACAACGCTACCTTACTTTTGCCCCTGAGTACGCTTGTGAACGGCCGGGCTATTCATTTCCCGCGTGGGCTCAGTCTTGGCAACCTTGCCAAGCGCGGCCTCAATATTGGCCGTCAAATCTTTGCAAGACTTGCCAGCAACGCCTTGCACCTTGACGGTTGCGGCGCCCTTTTCATCAATCTCAATGTCAATTGTCCCTGCCATGATTCACCTTTGAACGTTGTAAACGTTTACAAAACTTGCGCTGAAAATTAAACCTGAGCCGTGAGCTTGATCTTGCCGTTTTCGCGGCGTTCGGTGAACCGTAGACCCTTGCGGCGCAGTTGCTTTTTAGCCACTTCGGCCGCGTACTCTTGCACCAACAAATCGCAATCCTTACCGCGTGCGCCAACGCGGCTGATCTTTTGCATGAGGCCATTACCGCCCGCGTAGAAGTCAAATAAGAGCCGCCATGAGCCGTCGACCATCACAAGGCCAATCTCATACGTCTCAGAACCGGCGCCCTTTACGCGTAGCTTGTGCTCACACTTGCCGTGATTCTCAGGCGTCAGGCCCATAGCCTTGATTGCCGGGTCGTTGTAATCGCCCACAAACCGCCCCCACCACTTGTACGTTTTAACATCGCGTACAAGCTCAAGACCAAGAAACTCAGCCGCCTTTGCGAGGCAATCTAAATCCTTAACTTCCAAATCAACCGTTGTGACGTGTGACATTTTTAACCCTCAGTTTGCTTGTTACCGATCAGCCTACAATGAAAGGCCGCGCCCGGCGAAAAACTAGGCGCGGCCCATCGAAAAAATTTAATCCAAATCGAGCTCGCGAATCGGCCGGGCAATGACAAGCTCATCCATCTTGGCCCGCAACCCTTGCACCTTTTCTTTGATCTTGCCGATGGCACCGCCGTCGCTCTTTCGCAACGTCTTAACGTCAATGCCGCTGGCCGCCTTTTCCACTTCGGCAACCAAGGCCTCAAGGTCAGCGTTGCTACCTACGCTCATATCCTTGAACCGCTTAGCGAAGTCAACCAAGTTGGTTACCGTCGTCTCATGCAACGTTTTCTTGGATCCGCCATCGGCCGGCGTCAGCCGCTCAATCAAGTGATCAAGCATTTTGGTGAGCTCATCGGCCGCCACTGCCTCGGCTTGTTTCACCGCGTCAGCGAATCGGGCCGCAATACGCTCTTGCTCTTGCTTGAAAAGCTCAGGGTGTAATTGAGCCAAACGATCATCCGGCTTGATCGCTGGAAACGTGAGCTCAACGCCATAGCCAACCGTTGGGTCAAGTGGATAGTCACCCTCGTTGTAGAGATTGCCCAACCGATTTTTGGCGTCATCTTTGACCGATTGCCAGTTGTCACGCAAGGCCAACAACGCCTTGTTGAGCTCATCGCGAATTTCGTTGATCTTACCAACAACCAATTCGATTCGATCAATCTTGATCAGCCGCACGCCCTTTTCAGGGTAGTCAATCGTATAGGTGCGCACCAAGTCTTTCGCGCGGTCAAGCAGCATATAGACCGGCTTAACGAATTCGTGCTTGCGGCTGATAATCTCGCGGGATCCGCCAATCGAATCGGTTTCCGCTTCAAACATGCCGGCCACTTGGTTGAGGGCACCGCGTGACATAGTTCGGCGGCGGCTGAGCGCGTACGTGTGCAACGCACAACCGCTCGTTTGCTCTTGCAGTTTCTTGCCAAACTCAATGGCACTTGGGGTTGCCGCTGGGGCCACTGGGGCCGCCTCTTGCTGAGCCTCAGGAATAACGAACCCGGCTGGCAAATCGGTTGTTGTGGTCATCGCGTCACTCATTTACTTTGCTCCAATCTTTGAAACTATTCTACCGGGCGAACTACCCGGCTCATAAAGTAAAGGCCGCGTATACGGAAAAACTAGTCGGTCTTTTTTCCGATTTTGCCGCTTGTGCGGATTTTATTTTTTAACCGCTTGGTTTCGATCTTCTCAACCAACGCCTTTGCCTTGCGGCCGGGCCGGTTGATCGCTCTCCGTCCATGCTTAGCCGCCTGTGCGGCCGTCTTGAACACTGGAACGGCCGGCCCCTCATCGAACGCCTTGTTGACGGCCACAGCGTCAACCGTCCCGCGTGCGCACGCTAGGCGCAAAGCCAAGAGCCCAGGGCCGTGGGTGTCCAGCCAGCCACGGTCCCACTCGATTCTGGGCCGCTTTCAACTGGTCAATCAGTCGGCATCGCTCGCATTCGTCGTTTGTGCCGGACTCGTTGCCACATGCACAGTTACTTTCCATTCAATTGCTCCAGCACTGATCGTACAATTCGCAGCCAGTCCTCTTTGCTTGGGTTGGCTACTGATTCCTGCCGAATATTGAACTCGATATTGCCCAGTTGCACATTGACGATTCGCAGCAGTTTCTCCAGCTCCGCCACTCGCGACTGGGCGGCGGTTAGTTGGTTGAAATCAGCATGCTCCGAAAAGCTATGAAGCGATGTCCGAACTGCTCGGCTTTTAATGCGATGTGTTGGTGTCTTTGCCACTTCGCCAATCATGCAGTCAGCTTTGAATGATGCAATTCGTCGAATAGTTGCTTTCGGGACTCGGCCAGAAAGTTCGTCCAGTCCGACAATCTCAAAAATGCCATGCTCATTAAAACCGTCTGACCACTTACCTGGATTGGTAAAGCAGAATGGATGTAGCAACTGTATGCCTATGCTTGACTCGCTCATCTTTTCCTCCAAATAATCCCGCCAAACCACAACGCCAGCAACGCGATGCACGATTACCTCAACCCTTGCCAGATACCCAAAAAACGCCCAATCGTTCTCAGGGCGGTAAACCGCCGCTGATACCTGATACTTACCCTTGATACCGATCAGCCGCAAAGCCTTTCGGCCAATCTCTTTGGCCTTGTCCTCTGTATCGGCTCGAACGTACGTTGAGCCAAGAATCTTGTCCCTACGCTTGCCAGTGTAAGCCGTTACTTTCCAAGCCATTAAAAACCTCAAAATAAAACGTTGCTCTTGGAAGCTAAGCAAACAATGCTCGGTTCAGTTACTGACGCCTTCACCCAATTACTGCCCTCTATGTGGCGTGAGCTCAGGCACTTCAACAACCTTAGCTTTACATTGTGCACTGTGAGCCAATTCCAACCGGGCTACGGCAAGCCGCGCCTTTCCGGTTATCGCTTATCAGTTTCGCGGGTTGTTCACAACCATTGAGCAACTAGACCAATTGCGCCAACTGAGTACGCGCCTTTGCGCGAATCTTCTGTAGACGCGTGTAAACAAACGCTGGGGAAACCTTGAGGCCGGCGGCAATCTCATTGATCGTCATGCCGTCAAGAATGCCGTTGAGTATCGCCCGGTCATCATCACGCTTGACCATGGCCATAAGTGCGCCGATGAGCTCTGTTTCTACGGCTCGCTCATCGGCCGGCTTGTCACTGCTGACAACCGTACAACCGGCGTCAGCATCATCGAAGCTTGCGGCCTCCCTGGCTATCTCACGCTTTTTGCGGCCGTGTGTATTTTCGATCAGACGGCACGCGTTACGGGCTTGGCGAAACACGAACCAGCCAAACGCGTTTGGATCCATGACGGCACAGTCACCGCCAACAAGAGCTTGATAGATTCGCACAAGGGCCATTTGAGCCGCGTCATCTGCGTCCGCACGTACGGCCGTAATTTTGTAGTTCGCTTTGGTGCAAAGATACCGAACACGCTTGGCAACGTTTTCGATCACTTGGGCGGCCGCGTCAGAATCACCGCTGATAGCCAGTTCGAGAGTTGTCATTTGCAATCTTTCATCTTGAAAGGAGGGCCAGAGGTCAACCGCTTGGTCGGTCAAGCAAACCGCCGCTTTCGCGGGGCGGCTGACCTAAGGCCCATATTGTTTTAGAGAGTTTGCCGCAATCATTTGCGTGCTTGCTTATTTACCGGGGGACAGTCTAGCTCCGCCGCGTAGGCGGATCAAGCCATCCCGGCCAATTTTGTATTTATCGGCCGGGCGGCTTGTAAACGTTTACAAAAATTAGATATCGAGCTCGCGGGAATTTTCGCCGGTAGGCTCTTTCTCACTCTTGGGCTTGGTGTAGTAGCCGGGGGCTGACGCGCTCAGGAATTTAGCCTCAGCACCGTCACGCAAGGCCTCAAGTGATCGTGCATTGGCTACCGCGTAGCTCACGATGAAATCTGAGGCTTGCTCAACGGTTTGCATTGTTCGCCATGCGATATCGCAGCAAGACTCGATTTCGGCCCCCGTCCATGGATTAGCCAAAAGCTTTTCGCTTGGCTCAGCCAACTCATACTTTTTGCAGTAGAGCGCCCAGATAGCCCGGCGCTCTTCAAGCGTTGGCAAGTCAAAGAACCACGTACCAAACTTGAACCGGCGTCGTAGCTCAGGTGGCAAGGCCGTCAGACTATTGCACGTTGCTAACCAAAGCGTTTGGCCGCCGCTGACGCTATCAATCACCTTGAGGGCGTCACGGATCCGCGTTTCCGATTCGCCAACCAATGAGCCTTTCATGGCCCCAAGGTCAATTTGAATCGTAGGGATACCAGCGTCAGCCCCGGCGGCTTTCGCTAGTGCTGACTTGGCGGCGCCAGGAGGGCCGTTGAAAATCGCCCCGGTTGCTTTCTTGTCTTGCATATACTGCAACAACACGCCCAACTGATCTTGACTCACGCCGCTTGTGTCGTGGGCTGAGCCGCCCATTGATTTTTCGATTTCGTCAACGTACACGATGCAATTAGGCTTGTCGCGCCCGGCCAAGATGGACTTGAGAAACTTTTTGATTTGCTCAACTCCGGCAACATCATCGAACCCGCCGGCGCTGATCACTTTGAGGCCGGGCGTTTCGTTGATCTTGGCACACTTGTCACCCCAAACACCGCGAACGCTCAAGCCGTTTTCTTTGGTTAGATTGAGGGCCGCCATCTGCTCAGCAGCAAAGGCGCTCAAGCCTTGGCTAGCGTTGGCCGCGTCATCAATTTGCTCTTGGCTAACGCTCTCCACTTGGCCGGCAACGCGGTCAATGACTGACGCCAATTCGCTTTTCGTTGGCAACGGCTCATCAAGCTCGATCACGTCGTGCTGCAACTCAACCGGAACACGTAGCGCGGGGCTCATCAAAATAAGCATGCGCTTAGGGCTCTTGAATGGGTCGCGAAGATTCCAGATAGCTTGAACAACCGAGGGCTCACCGATGAACAAATGGGCGTTGTAAATCACAACGGCAACGTCACGCGGCAACTTGTTGCAACTCACCAGAAAATCGGCCAAATTGAGCGTGTCCGTGTCAACTTTTCCAAGACCCTCATTCGCCAACTTTATTTGTGCCTGATCCTCATTGGAAACACCCAACGGGATTTTTGCACCAACGGCACAATCCCACGTAACCACGCCGCACTTGTCAAGCGCTGCTATCACGTTGCGGGTAGCCTCGGCCGGGTCACTGGTAGTAAGGCTGACAATTGGGCAACCAACGCGATAGGCCTTATTGAGCTTGGCGTAAACGCCCTTGTTGTCTGACTCCTTGCTATCTGCCTTGGCGGCGGCTGGTTTCTCTTTGGTCTTGATCATCGCTTTTACCCTTTACACTTGCTTGCTTGTTTACCGGGCTCACTGCCCACATAACATCAAGGCCGGCTTGGCGGAAAAGTTAGGCGCCTATTTTCAAAATATTTCTTTTTTCTGCCCACAAGGCGCGCCACCCCCATGTCCGGCGGTATTGAGCGGCCGCCGATTGACCGGGAAGGTTTGCCTAACTGACCTAGCATTGAGGGCATGTTGACCCCCAAGGGTTGCCAATCGTCATTGAGCGCCGCCGACCGGGTCGCTGGGTGGCGTTGCCCGGTTTATTTCACTTCAACGTTGGCTTGAGGCTGGTGAGGCCTTTTGTCCGTCCACGCTTGCCGCGTGTCTGACCCCCACGGCTCATCGGGCCGTGTTGCATGAGCGCATAGCGTGCGCAGAGATTAGCGAACATCACCCGCCTCGATAACTTCTGAGGGGTCCACCCCAGGCCCGATATCGTGCGCCGAATCTATCGCCTCTTTCCAGTCGCCATGAACTCAAATGATCACTGGCGCCGGGAAGGGGTTGTCAATCCTGCCCGGCGCGTTCGTACAAGGATAAGCGGCCGATTCGGTAGGTCAATCTGTCGATACAATTTTGACACGAAAAAACCCGTTGCTGTTTGAGGTTTACAACGCCTCACTCAACAACGGGTATTTTGGCAGGACTGACAACCCCGTGCACAAATAATAAACGCCGGGCGGAAATTGTCAAGCGTTGCCATCTGCAAGATACGTCAAGCCATCTGTAGCGCATGCTCAAAGCCACCAACCCGGCGTGATCGCGGGCTTGAGTTGCCGTTGATTACCCCATCACAATCCAAGAACAAAACAGCGTTAGACATATTGAACCCTCCGAAGATACAAGGCCGCATTGCTGCAAAAGTTTGTAAACGTTTACAAAAAAAATACCCGACAAATCTTAGCCGCTAGTGAGCCTTGTAATTGCGTTAGGAATTTCCGATCAGTTTCAGTTTCCAGAATTCACCAAAGGGATGAGATGAACACGAACAAAAAGCCACGTACCGTGACCAACCGCGCCGATGCAATGAAAATTGTCATGTGGGCCACTGTCAACAAGTCACTCATTGACAACAAAACGCCCGATGAGTTAGCCAACTTGATCCGCAAAAACTTCAACGGTATGGTTGTCACGGACGGCGTTATTGATGAGGTCGTTGAGGCCGTTGGCATCACTGTCAACAAGCCAACGCGAGCCGCCAAAAGAAAGAACGGCGCCCCTGCCTTTCGCTCTGATCGCTTGCGTTTCCTTTGCTACTACAACCAAAAGCTCACTGAGGCTTTCGGCCGGCTGGCCGCGTCAATCGGCATTTCGGCCGAAGATTATGCCAAGCTTGGCGCACCATCGGAAACCGACATTGCTCTGTTGGCTAGCCTCAAAAGCGGCAAGCAACTGACCAACGAAGAAATCGCCGCATCTGTTGGCGCAAATCCCGAAAAATAATTTCGCGAATTAGCGCCCAAAGGTGACACGGGTTGAGCCTATCATTACAAGGGGCAACGGTAGCCCCGGTAAATCAAGCCTAAGGAACCAAGCAAATGAACGTCAAACTACTGGAAAAGACCCGCTCACTCATGCAAGCCAACCGCAACAAGGTTGCTGATTGCGGGTTTGTTATTGATGGCCAAGACCGCGATTGTGTTGACAGCTTGCTTGGGCTCTTACTTGACGCTAGCACGACGAAAGCCGGGTTAGCCGCTTGGGTTTGCTACGCCGCCAATGAGGACGCCAACACCGAAAGCGAAGCCTTTGACGGTGAGCTCTTTGAGGATGAGGCCGCCCGGCTATTGGATCTTGATGAGGTTGACGCCGCGTTTTTATTCGCAACCGTTTGCCAACGCGATAACGCCCGTTACTTGGTTGAGATTTTTGACCGTATTGCAACCGTTCTCAGCAAGCACACTGAGGACGTAGAGGCTATCGAAGTAGAAAACCTACTTGATGAGGCGCGACGCATTGAGAGGCGTCTTGAGTCTCTCGAACGCTGCATTGCAACTGTCAATCTGACCGCTATGTTTACGAGGAAAAATGTTACCCAATCCGCACACGCTTGGGCGGCCGACGCTCACGTTGCCGCGCTGGCGCTGGTTGCTTCGCTTCGCTCAAATCTTCAAACGGCAAGGCGTCATGAACAACCAAGGGCTTGATGGCGACAATTGGATTTGCCGCAACTGCTTGACTACCAACTCAGTGATTGTCAATCGTTGCCGAGAGTGCTCAGCCAAGCGTGAGCGAAAAAAACCTTGGCCCGAGCCGTCCGCTGTTTGCCGTTGCGGCCGCTGCCAACGACCCAAGACTTTGTGTGAGTGCTTGCCGCTTGAAACGTTTACAAATGAGGGCTGGCTCGAATGAACAAGCTCGAACAGGCTGAGCAAGAAAACGCCCGCCTCAGACAGAGAATTTTGGAGTTGACTAACTCCACGTCGACAACAACGGCACTTGCAAAACAGGTAGACAATCTGGAAACCGAAAACGCCCGCCTGCGTGAGGAGCGTGATCTTTACAAGAAAACGCTTCGCCGCGTAGCAACTTCCGGCAACTGGTCATCAACTGAGTTGCAAGAAATCATCGGCGATATCTAAGCCCGGCTGGCTTGCAACGCGTGCTCAAGATTCAACGGCAATTCGTTGTTGAGCGCGTCACAAATAAACTCAGCCAAGTTTTCGCTCAGGTGAGTAACGTTGATACAACGGCTGACGTTGTAGTTGAGCTCCAAAATATCCTTGGGCTCAACTTGTCCCATCAGCCGCATATCACCGTGTTTGAAGTGACGCCATTTTCGAGTCATGTTAAGCTCCGTTCGGCTCAGCGTCATCACGCGGCCGGCATTTGATCGTACCAAGTTTTATTTGTTGCTCATCAACCCAACGGCTATGCCTTGCGTCAAGAGTAGTGATCGCTTGGCTAGCCGTTCCAAGGTCACGGCTGATTTGCACCATAGTATCTTTGACGCTCTCAAGCGTTGCGTCAGTCTTGCTCAAATGCGATATGCCGGCATCACGCAACGGGATCAAAATATTTTTACCCGTCCAGCTTGATATTTTCCAAGCCGCGAACGCGAGCGCAAAGAGCCCACCGAACAACAAGACAACGGCAATGCCGTAATCCTGAGTCCATCGGCCAACCGCGTCACCGGCGGATTTCACGTCAACTTGAGCGATAAGATAAAACATTGCCAGCCTCTCATGGGCGCGCTGGTCGTTGATCAGACAGCAACGCGCCCAAAACTACCAAGAGTGCACCCAAAACGATCAGCAAGCCAGCGCAATAGGCTAGTTGCAAATCATTTGCCCATTGACCATGCGGCAAGTCGGTTGAGACGAATACACGCGGCCGAACAATCCAACGCGGTAGCTAGACTGAGTTTGCACCGGGTACGCGTAGGTAGCTTGGGTTTGCACCGGGTAGCTGTAGCTCTGTTGAACTGGGTAGCTGTAGCTTTGCACCGTCTCAGGGTAAGCGTAGCTCACCGCTGATTTGGATCCGCCGCTTGAGCCGCCGCTTGAGTAGGTCGCCGATGAGCCGGTTGATCCATAAGAGCCATAGGTCACGTTTGCCTTGTAACCGGCCGCCTGCAACGCTTTAACCACCTCCTCAGGCGTTTGCCCGGCTCGCACGGTCAAAGAGTCCACTTGAGTTGTCTTGCTCTCTACGGCGGGCTTAGAGGCCGCCTCAGTCACCGCCGCCGCCGGCGTCTTACCACCGTTGACAAGCTCAATGGCTTTCTTGACCACCTGCATATCGTTTTCAAGTTTCACGACACGATCTTCGAGAGGGTCGTTATAGCCGTAGCCCGAACCCCGAAAATCCGAATCTTCACTTTCAGCCTTGGGCTTTTTGTCCGCTGGCGCCGATACAAAGTGTGGTTGCTCAGGGCTCGAATATTGGCGAGCCTTTTCGTCCTTAGCATTCGGTGCCAGTAAGGCACCAACCGAACCGATAGCCGAAATGGCTACCATCAAGAATTGAGTTTTTTGAAACATGGTTGTTTGTTATTCCTTTTCAACCGTACCACCGAAACCAGCACCGGAACCAACGCCCGGCGCAGTGCGCGGCGCGTTGGCCGCTTCAATCTTGCGTAGCTCTTGGGCACACTGTTCAAGCGCCCAAATTTGACGTGCCACCGGATCACCGCCGGCCGCCGTCGTTTGCAAGTGCTTGACACGATCAAGCGCCGCCTCAACTAAATCAATCGGCTCAGCACCAAACTGAGCGTTGTCACCTTTCCAGCTTACCGATAAGCCGGGGCCGGTTGTTGTGCCACCAAGGGGCCGGTTGTTTTCCTTGCCCGCGAAGTGCTCAGCTTTCAACTTGTTGCTCATATCATCCCCCGCACGATGTAGCTCGCGTGAGATTGTGAACACCCACGCGGCACAAAGTAAAACGATCACTACCCAAATAAAAACACGCATAGCTTACACAAGGACGGCCGCTACTGATCGCAAAGCGTTAGCCTCATCTGGCCGCGCCTTGTTTTCGTGCATCACGCCGAAACCCTCATCCTCCCAATCTGAACCCCAAGAGTTAGCGAAGATTGTAGCCCAGTCATCGCGACCTAGTTGAACCAAGTCAAGGTGACAAACTAAATGACCCCACCACATATGGCCGGCCGGTACCGGATCATCGTCAAGCAACGCGCTTGCCATTTCTTCGAACGAACCGGGCTTGAGGTCATCCCACTCAAGCACCGAATGAGTCTTGCCATAGGCGCGAGCCTCAGGCGTGTCAAAGCGGTCATCAATCTCATTGGCTGGCCAAAGGTCCAGATTGCACAAGAGGCCTTGGTTGATACCTTCGATTGCCTCACCACCCCAACCGCCAACGTTTTGATAACGCTTGAGCCGGGCCGCAACGCTGGCCGCGCTGAACTTGATGTAAGGCAAACCCTGAAAGGCCCGCTTGGCTTGGTAGGCACCTACAACGCCATTACACCAACAATAGTTTGTTTGTTGTTGGTTGAGTACGTTGAGGCCGCCACGGCGCCACACTTCACGCAAGCTCGAGCCGTATTTCTTTTTGTCCTTGGCTCGCTCTGCCCACTCTGACCGATCATAGATTCGGCGCGCACGCGGCTTAGCATAACTTGCCCCACCGTAAGGCACCTTATCGAATGGCCGCCCAGTGTAACCACGACGAAAACGCGGCGGCAAATCGTCAACGAATTGCTTGTACGTATTGTCGTCAATGACTGTGCAACGCGGTTTGTAGAAGTCAACCATTTGCCTACTTCCCCTTTTCCAATTGCTCTATGAATTCTTCGGGCTTGCCGTCAACCATTGGCTCACTGATTTCGCGGCCGCCTCCGCTCATGTAAAGCCAAGGCTCACTCTTGCGTTTCTTCTCAGCCATCTTGGCAAACGCCGGATCATCATGCTCAAGGTTGGTGTCATCATCCAAGATTCGCCAAGCCGGCTTTCCGGTTGAATCTTTGCCGCAATTTTCCTTGAGCCAATCGCCAACCATCTTGGCGCTCATCGAAAGCTTTTGATCGTCGGTTGCTTCGCCCTCATCGGGATCGCTTTCATACATCAAGAGCACATGCAACCCGTCTGCGCCATCGGGATCCGGCATGATCTTGATGAGTGATCGAAACTGAAGCGCACCCAAGACAATCACGGCACAAATGAGCGCAGTGATCAGCAACGTTGACTGACGCTGAACAGGTTGCAACGGCGCGGCATAAACAGGCCCTACCGTATTGGGAAACTGAACCACGGGCGCCGCCGGATATTGCACCGGCGGCGCCGCGGTTGCCGGCGCGGGGGACGCGACGGTTGGTTGCGGCGCTGGCTCAGGTTGTGACTGAGCGCCGAGCCCGCTCTGAGGCAGGGCGTTATGCTCACCCGCCCCAGAGCTAAGACCCGCTGGCGCGCTCACCTGAGATACGCCGCTAGATTGCTTGAATAGCTTGTTTGAAAAAGTCATCGTGTCCCCCGTGCCTTACTTTGAATCAGAAGTTTTTTTGGTTGCAGTCTTTCGCGCTGTTGGAGTTTTAGCGGGCTCACCAGTGAAAAGCGGTACCGCGTCAAAACGTTTACGCAACTCCTCAAGCTCATTGGCTACCGTCTGAACTGCGTTGACAACATCACTGAACGTTATCGCCTCACCGGTATCCGTTCTGACTTGATCAGATAGGCCAGTTGCTACCGCGTTGAGAGTGGCCGCGCTTATGGCCGCTTGCTTGGCCGCATCCTGAGCCGCCGCCAATGCCGCGTTTTTGGCCCGCCACGCGTTGATAGCCTGCACGAAACCGGCGCCTACGTCCCAAATGACTTGCCATACACCCCAACCGATTGCAGCCCCAACGCCGCCGATCACAATGACGACCTCAAGCAGTATCGAGAAGATTGAAAACGATACGCTTGAGAAACCGCTTGGCTTTTCGCCTGAGGCCGCAAAGTGGACTAGGTTGCGGATATTGGAATCGTGAAACCAGAGATGAAACAAGAGCCAAATGACGGCAACGCCGATAAGAAAGTTTCGGCCCCGATTGTTGCCTTGCTCAGTGATAATGATTTCGTGACGGGAATCCATAAGCGCGCCTCGCTTGGTTAAACGTCAAAGGTTGATCAGTTTCAGCCTTAGTATCCGGCGGGCGTGCATACTTGTAAACGTTTACAAACTACTCAGTCATAAAGTCGTCACACTGATCGCAACCTTGAAAGTCAACTTCCATCACAAGCACCATCTTTGAACCGTCAGTGAAATTGAGCTCAACAAGGTCATCAACTGGTGTCTTGGCTGAACAGTAAAGCCCCTTCAAATCGCACGTATAAAACGGCCCGCAACGGCAAGAGCCTACCCCTTTTTCGTCACCGCGAAACTTGCAGACTGTTTTTCTTGGAAGTTGCCCCGCTTCGATTAACAGGCCGCAATCGCACAAGACCTTTACGCCGTGATACCGGCGGCCGCAATCGCACTCGATCATGGTGACCACGTAATACTTGAAATTGTGAACGTTCGAAAATCAAACGGCCCGGTATTTATACTTGTAAACGGCGCTGAGTTTCTGCCCAGGAAAATGTATGTTCCCGCTGGATTGTGGCAAGGGTGAACCGGGTCGTTGGAAGTGTTGGCGCTGTTGTAGTAATCAACTGAACCTTGCGAGGTCACTGACGAAATCACGGGCGAGCCTGAGGCTGTTGAGCCAAGGCCGCATTGCAAAACTGTACGCGTCAAAAGAAAGTATGGGAAGCCGGAACCAAGTCGCCCAATACCGCAAGCAATGCCCCACCAAAAAAAATCAGTTGCCGTGTAGAAGCATTGCCAATATCCGCTTTGCTGAGTGCATCGCACCGTTGGCGCCGTTGAGTTGTCAACAACATCAAAGCCGTTTGGATTATTCGAAGCCAGTTGCGCAAGCGTCCATTCGTGCCTAAATTGAAACGTCACGCCGTTGTACCATGTTTGATCTATCGTCAAACCTGAACGCGGCGGGTCACACATGGGCGGCGACAAGCCATTCATAGCCACGTTGGCAATTGTGACTGATATTGTGCCATAGTTGCCAACAACCGGGTCACCAGTCACACCGCACGGACAAGGGTTAGAGCAACAATCAACCGTTGCGCAACCGGGGGAATTATGTTTCATGTTTACGCTTTAGCAGTAGTCAACGTCGATGAGCCAAAAGCCGTCCACGTACTCAGCTTGAACTACGCGGCCCGATGCAATTGACTGTGAGCCGTGGTGTTTGAGAGTCACGCCAGTTATCCCGGTTGTCTGAGTCTTTACTGTGCCGCTTGCATCGTAGAATTCCATCATAGTGCCGGTACCCGTGCCGGGTGTAAACGGTGAGCTTGTGCCAGTTGCCGCCGTGATAGTTGAGGTAGTCACAAACAGTTTTTTTACTGATCCAACCGCCGCAATTACGCCACAGTTAGTGAACACGCCTGTCGGATCATCGCCAAGGTAGCTGTAGCCACCTGAGCCAGTTGCTACATACCACTGAGCAGCAACCGGCCCAACCAAATCACCAATGTTGATCGCGCCATTTTTGGCAACGATAAAGATAGGCCCAACTTGAAACCGGCCCGCGCCACCGTCCGGCACAAGCACCGGCGCATTGAAGTAAATCAACCGCTTTGCTATGCCGGCAATCGTAGGCTTTTTGACGTGAAAGAAAATCTCATTCTCTTGCACGATTGAATCCTTGAGCTCAAGCGCTGAGCCGGGCTCAATGTCAGCACCCGTGTCATTGATCCAACCGAAACCTTTGTAGAGCTCAGTGATCATGTTGGCCTATCGGTTGTGCTGGTGGTGGTGGTTGTGAGCGTTGCGTTTTGATATGGCTTGCTTCGCTCTATCCTGCATGATTTGAACGCGCTGATTGTAATCCGCAACCTTAGCCTTTAGGTCATTGTGGCTGATTCGCAAGTCAGGCCGCTCGTTGAGATATTCAATTTGCGTTGTACCGCCGCCGCCATCTCGAACGGCCCAAGTGATCGAACGGATAGCGCCGTCAAGACCAACGTTGAACACGAAACCTTTGTAGGGTACGCTCAATGCGTCCTCAGGGTAGTAGCTGTTCAACTGTTCTTGCAAGTAATACTTGGCCTGCAAAATGTAATCGGCAACGTTGGTTGTTGATGAGGACGTCGCCACCGAAGCGATTTCAAAAATTGACTCAGGCCGCTTGATTACATCAACAACACCTTGGCGCGACGAAAGGTTGCCGGGTGAGTACCAATACTGTTGAGATAAATGAGCCCGCGATTGCGTGTCACGCAAACCGAAAGACGTTCTCAAGCGAATCTTTGGCGCCGCACGCGCTGAGTTTTTGTTTCCAGTGCGGTCCCAACAATACATCGGAGAACCGAACTTAACAACGCCGTGCAACGCATCAATGCTGAACCCACCGTGATACAGGAGCTCATCGGCAACCGTTTGCGGAAACGAATAATTTTTGTCCAGTATGCTTGGCGGATCCGTGGTCACGTTGTTTCCGAATTGGTGTTTCTCATCGCGGAATACACCAAACACTTGAGCCGCCGGCCCCTCCTCTTTGCCCGCCTTTTTGAACATTGACAATTGCAGATTATGCAATGGCAAGATTCGCCAAAGCTCACCAGTGTCAACGCGGTAGTAGTTCTTTACTTGGTTGATCGCTGCGCGCGGCATGTAACCGCCCTTGCCGCCATTGGGTAGCGCGGCCGGCGGTATGGGCAACTGAAACCCTTCGGAAACCTTAAACACTTTCCAAATGCAACTCTTGGCAAGCTCACGTTTCTTTTCGGTCACGCCGTAGAAGTCCGTTGGATCCTCTTTTTCCCAACCGTTTGTAGGCTTGTAAGTCAAGCTGTTGATCGGCTTGAGTTCTGACCTTTCGAGCATTGACTCGAAGCCCCAAGGGTCGAGCAGCAAGTCATGTTGCCATAGTGTTTGCCCACCTTCAAACACAAGCTGATCAGGCACAACCGGCGGCTCACGGCCGGCCGTCGCATCCATCGCACGCTGATCAAGTGGCGGCCGCTGACCAACGCCGTTCTTACATAGGACGATCGCACCGGCGAAACTCACCGTGACAATCAATCCATACTGAGCCGCAAGTTGATCAAGAGCCGCCGGGGCTAACTCAGCGTCCCAGTCAATACGCGGGTATGAATCAGCCGGTAAGAGTGAAACGTTGTAAACAGTCTCGTTCATTGCGTTGAGGCATTGGATAGCCATATCACGCGCACTGCGCTTGGTTGCCGCAAGTATGACGTTATGCTCGACCGCGTTGTAATCGCCCCATACGCGGGCATACTGCCAACGCCAACGCCTATCCTCAATCGTTACCTCTTGGTATCGGCCGCCTGAGCCAGAAGTGATCGAGGCGCGAACAACACGACAACCATCAACACGAATAGCTTGTGAGCCATCAGTGATCGTGAGCCGGTCAAACTGATTGAGTGTTGCACCAAGACGAAACCGGAACGTGCCACGCGACGGCGCCGTGCCCGGTTGCAAGGTAAATGAGCCTCCACCCTCACAAGGCTCATTGCCCCAAAGAAACAAACATTGTTTCATGATACCTACGTGATTGTTAGTGTACGGCTGCGCCCAACGTCAATGGTTGTATCGGCAAGCTTGCAACCCTTTAGGATTATGCCCGTTGTAAACGTCACCAGCCCCAACGGATCCAACACTGAGCCGCCGCCGTACACATCGCACGCTTGGCAACTCTTGGCCGTGCCGTGCCGTGAGAAGTCAATCAGCCCCATACTGTACGCAATCGCTTGCGTTGACAAGTTGGCTGACGATACCCAATAGATTTTGCCTTGGTTGGCTGCGAGTGCCGTTGGCATTGTTGCGTAGTTGTAACACTCAGCACCGTCAACAACATCCATAACTGTGATTGTGCCATAGTTCGATAGAGTGCTATTGCCAAGTTGCTTGGCGGCCGCAACCGTCACACCCTCACCGATAATCACATTGGGCTGAGCGTTCAAATCTTGCCTGAAGATTACCGCAAGAGTTGCAAGGTTGCCCGTTGTATCGGCGCGAATGGCAACGTTGCCCGCGTATATCTGAGCCGCGCTTGCTGAGTCAGTATTTTTGAGCTCAACCGGCATCGCATCAAGAGAGGCTTGACCACTGCCAAACACTACTAGGGTCACTGACGCTTGGTTTGCATCAACGAGCACGCGTGAGGCTTGTTGACCAACACCGGCGCCAATAGTCAAGTTGTAAGTGTTAGTGCCATCGCCAAGTTTCAAGTATCGCGGGCGGTACTCAGGATAAGCCGCGCCGTTCTCACGCGTTGCCGGCAAACCGATTGCACCCGTAAAGCTTGCTTCAACCGTGACGTGAGAAAAGTTGATCCCGGTTTGCTCAATGTCATAAAGCACGCTGACCGATGAGTTGCGAAAGATAAGCTCATCGGCCGCAACTGGCGCAGTACCGCCAACCCAGTTGGCCGCGTTCATCAAAAAGTTTGGCCCAGTTGCCGCCGTCGTCGCTGTAACCGTTGCTGTTGGTGCACCGCTTGAGCTACCGGTAACCGTCACGGGTACGCCAGCGTCCCGGCCTGTCAAAACAATGCCCGCGCCGCCAACGCTTGCAACCATTTCTTGAATTTCAGCGAAGCCGCTTGAATTCCACGCGTTGACCATTCCGGCCCAAACGTCTGCGCTGGTTGCCGCGACGGCCGTGTAGCTCACGACCTTATTGTTGACGGTCAGTCTGTACGTCACGCCGATTGTGTAGGCTGAATAGGTAACCGTTGTAACCTGAGCCACTGCTTGAGCCGCGCCGAGCCAGTATTTCTTTGCCATTTCTCAACCCGTTTTTGTAAACGTTTACATTGTGTGAGGGTCACCAAAGAGCTCGAACGGGCTCTCGTATTCATACGCCCAGCTTATCCGATAATTTTGTGCAACGTCACCCATTATTTCAGGCGATGAACGTTGTATCTTTGGTCGTTGACGCTTGAGCGCAAACGGCCAAAGAGGCGGAGGCACTTGAGGCCAGTCGTATAGGCCCATAGCTGAGCCGCTTTGAGTGTACCTGTACGTGCTGTACTGTTGTCCAATTTGTTCCTCAGGCGGGTTGATCGCACCGCCCACGAAAACCTTTTCCCAACCGCCGGCCCCTGAGTCATCTACCGTTTCACTGAAAGCCAATATTGGGCTACCGTTGCCAACTGGTTGCTCAGCGTAAACGGTAATTGAGTACGGACAACTTGTGTGGTACAAGCGTCCTGCATTGGACGGAAAAGACCAATTCATTATCTGAGGCCCAACAATGCACTTGTTGGCGTATAGCGCAAAGTGTGATGGCGTCACGCCGTCACTGTTGAGCAAAACAATGTCAGGGTTGAGTTGACCCAATGCAACCTTGAGCGCGTTTATTTCGCGCGTCATTGCCGCCTCACTTGCCCCAGTCTGCAACACGATCTTGCCGTCGATTTGGTACGTCACGCCGGTTTTGTACAATCGCCGTTGGCCATCAAAAAAGTTTTGAAAGCTTGGGTCGACATTGGCCTCAAGAAACGGCCGCGTGTAACCGCCAATTCGAAGATACATTACCCGCGACCTCCACCGTTGCGAATCGAATTCCTAACCGCTTCGAGCTCAGCAAAGGCCTTGTTGAACTTATCAACCGTTTCTTTGTCCGTAGCTGCCAAACGATCACCAACTTGCTTTGTGACTTCGGCAACAAGTTTGTCCGTGTTAGCTTGGTAGTTGAGCACAATCTGACGTCGATCAGCAACTTGCACCGCAAGACTGTTTTGCATGTTTTGAAGTTGCTTAGCCTTTGCCATATCCTCACCGGCAATTTGGTTAAAGCCGCCTTGCTCAGCCAATCGGTTAGCTTGACGGCTTACTAAGTTGTTGGTTGACTCAAGACCCAACCCTTGTAAACGTTTGAGCTCTTCGCGGCTCAGTGTTTGGCCAGCCTTGGCGCGTCTCGCTAAATCAAGTAAGTCAGCTTGCTGCCCTGAGTCCATCAAACCGAAACGCTCTTTCGCGCTCAACACTTGATCACGCGCTTGGTCAGCCTTGGCCTTGGCAACGTCAAACTCTTGCTGTGCAAAGTTGAGTGAGTCCTCGGCTACTTGACGCTTCTCTTGGCCCGTCTGGCGCTCAAGGTCACGGCGTTGGCCAAGTAGCCCAAGTATGCGCCGCTCACCCTCCTCCGCTTGCCCCAAGAATTGCTCACGAATTTCTTTGAACCGCTCATCGTATTTGGCGGCCTCTGCCTTGTATCCGGCAACGCGTTTTTCTTCGGCCGCTATCTCTGCAACAAGCCGCGCCTCTTGGCTCTTGTATCGAATATCAACGGCTGCGCTCTGCGCACGGCCGCCCTCTTTCTGAGCCGCGTCACGCGCCTTGTATTGTTCCTTGTCAATAGCCATCAACTGAGCGCTGGCTTTCTTATAAGCGCCAACCTCATCCTCAGCCTTTGCCTTGGCACTCTGCGCACTGATCGCACGCCGCTTGGCCTCAAGTGCCTCAGTTGATTTGATTAGCGCCGCGTCACGCTCTGACTGTTGAGCCTCAAGCCTTGTGCGTGCTGATCCGGCAGTATCGTCAAGGCGCTGGCCGCCAAGGTCAAAGAGTGCTGACTGACTTGCCAGTGACTTAGCTGACCGGCCGAAAGACTCACCGCCCGCACGGCCCATTTCGGCGTCCTGCAACGCCGTCATTTCGGCCAAGCTTGCGGCCCTCTTGGTAGCCTTGGCCGTTTGCGTGTCTGATTTTTGCCGTTCCCACTGAGCCCGATACATCCACGAAAACGGGTTGAGTTTCGAACCGCCGGACATATCAGTAAACGAGCCACGGGTAGCGCCACCGCCAATCCCATGCTGCAACATATTTTTGCCAACATCGTACCCGGCATACAAATCAAACGCCCCGCCGGCCGCTATCGCCGTAGGCAATACCAAGCCAGTGCCGGCCGCCGCCCCGCCCGCGCCCGCCGCCGTTGCCGTAGCGCCGCCACTCATGCCAAGCATCCCACCTTGCCCGGTCATATTCGGGGCCGCTTTCCGGAACCGGCCCATTAAGCCAGCCAGTGAGCCCACTACGGCCGCGCCAATTCCACTTGACCCAGTTACCGCCCCAGCGGATTGAGCCGCATTGAGCGCAATCTGAGCGGCTGTAGCTGCTTTAAGAGCCCGGCCCAATGCCTCAGCGGATCTTGTTATCTTTAGAAACGTCTGCATTGAACCGCCCATAATGTCTAGGGCGCCTTGCATCGCAAGCAAGTTGTCCTTGACCTTATCGAGGTCCTTTTCGCCAACAAGGCCAAGAGCCACGAAGCCCCGCGCAGTTTTCATCACTGACTCGCCAAGCTCAGCAACGGCTTGGAGGGCCTCACGGCTTGCCGTATTCAATCGGGCATTGGCCGCCATTGATTGGGCGGCCGCGCTTGTGCGAGCGTCACCTAAGCGATTGTGAGCAGCTATAGCTACCCTGGAATAATCTTCGGCCGCCTTTGCCTGAGCCGCCGCCGTTCGCTCTGCCTCCGATTTGATCTTAGCCGCCGCGTCAGCGTCAGCCTTAACCTTGGCCTCATATTCTTTAGCCGCCGCACGTTGGCCACTCTGCAAAAGACGGTCATACTCTTTATCTGCCTCGGCTTGGCGCTTCGCTGCCAACTTAGCTTGATCCGCTGCAAGCTTGGCCGCCGCCGCTGCTTTCTCTTTCTCCACGCGTTGAGTGGCTTTGATTTCGGCATCGGCTTGTTTCTGAGCCTCTTTGGCGGCCTTTTGTTGAATTGAGGTTTTGAGTATATCCAACCGCTTTTCGATCTTCGCGATTTCGTCGGCGGCCGCCGCTGCGATTTTAGCCCGCAACGTTTCTTTGCCTTGATCATCAAACCCGTGACGGTCAGCAGAGCGCATAGCCACGCGAATAGCCTTTTCGGTTTTCGCTGCAATACGTTCCTTTTCAGCCATGAGCTTGGCATACTCTTGCACCTCCTTAGAGTCAATTTGCTGCCCGGCTTTGACGGCCTCAATAGTTGCCGCCGCTATCTTGCGTGCGCCGCTTAGATGAGCCTCAACGCGTGCGTTGACGCCAAGCTTGCTCTTTTCAACCGTCTTGGTTTCGGCGTCCTCAATGACCTTGTAAACGCCTACAACATCGGTCGCAAAATTGCGAAGCTTGGCACGCAACGCCGGATCCGGCTCAGCCGTCAACTTGAATACAACGTCCCGCGCACCGCTCATTGTTGAGTTGCCCTTTTCATCGTTGCCAGTGTGATCACTTGAACTAAATTTGTCCGCTCATGTGTGGCAAGTTGTTGCTCAAATGAGGCGAACAAGTGACGGATTATTGGGCTGCGCTTTTCGTCTTTCGTCAAAACGTTGTGGTTGCGGCTTGCGTAAAAAAGGTCGATTACTTTTCGTTGATGAGCTTTCAGCTTTATTTCGTCACGCCAATGGCCTTTGGGGCAACCGTGGCTCGTTTCGCAAGGCACCGGGCCTTGCCTCTTGATCGGTTGATCCCTGCCATTCTTGGCTACCTGCCCCGTGTCCTCTTGAAAGTGAAACTCTCTACAAAGAGCACAAGGCCGATAGTACAAGTGAGCATGATTGAGCAGCAAGCCAAAAGCCCGCTTTATTTTCCCAACTGACTTTCGACCGTTTCGTCCTCATCGCTTGCCAACGGATCTTTGTCAATCGGCCGTTGGCAAATCACCATGCTATAGAGCTTGGCCAACTGAGAGTGACGCATACGCTTAACTAGCGTGACGGTTGGCTTGCCATCGCCGAAACTCCACTTGGTCAGTGAGTCAGCAATAACCTTGGCCATGAACGAAATAACCTCAGTTGTTTTGAGGCCAACAAGCTTGGCTTGTGCAACCTCAACGTCATCTGACAGCACCGGGCAAAACTCAAACCTGAGCTCAGGGTGCAAGCCTTCAACTTGCTCCATGTAACCCGTCTGAGTGAAGCCCTCAAGAATCAATCCATCTTTCCACGAACTCATTTTGCGCGCCCCGCAATGTAAACGTTTACAAACTCAACACTATGCCTTTGTGATCGTAAACACCGGGTTAGCGGTAGTTCGGTAAGCCTGCATTTGCAAGCCCATCGTAACCTCGCCGCTCTCAGGAACCGTTGGCCCGGCGTTGGGGATCTTCAAGTTAGGTATAGTGATTGTGTAGGCATTCGTGCCATTTGTAAACAAGAGGCTAGCCGCATCGCCGGTAATTGCTTTGCGGTAGAGCGCCTTTGTATCCGAACGATAAGCACAGTTCACATTGAGGCCAACGCTGATACCCTCACTCTCAAATATCTGACGCGTGAGGTTATTTTCCATCTGCCCCGATGCAATCATGTTGTCAACTGACCACTCAAAGCTCTTGATCTTGAACGCCGTGCCACCGATAGTGAGCACGATTGTCGCGAACGGAAAGACGGTATCACAATCCACCAGCGTACCGCCGGGCACTAGATCGGTGACTTCGGTTTCTTTTTCACCAACGCAATCAACTCGCAAGTTGAGAAACTGAGTTTCGGCGCCGCTGATCACAAAACGGTTTACGCGCAAGTTGTCATACTTGAACGTTTGCACGCCACCTTTTTTCACCCAAAAGAAAAAGGCCGGTATCGTTTCACCGGGTACCCAAGGCGTTCCCGTGTTGGTACCGAAAGCCCTATTCATTATCCAATCGAGCTCAGCGTCAGTTGGATAAATATTGAAACCACCCTCAACGGTTTCGGCCAACTGAGCGGCGCGGCAATCATAGTCTTGACGCGTGCCACGCTTGCCTTGAGCAACGCCGAAAACGCGGTTGCCGATCAAATCACAATCACGCAAACCAAGCGCGATCTTATCAGTTGTCCAGCCGGTATCTGAACCGCCGAAAGCAACACTTGCTACGCTTTGGGACATGGCTTTGCACCCTCAAAAAATGTAAACGTTTACAATCGAATCTTGAGGGCACCGCTAGGGCAAGCCTCAACTTGTTTCTTGATTTCGTCAGTTGTCGCCGCCTGCATGTTTACCCAAGGCCGGGCGTCAATGTTGAACACTTGCGGCAAACCATCAACGCACACTTTACAGTGCACGCATTTGTCCGGCCGCCATTCAACGGTTATCTCACCGTTGCTGTAGTCTCGATCATCTTTGCCCATTAGCCGCGTTCGTACCACAAACGGTTTTCAACCTTGCCTTTTTCGTCAACCACCACATCACGATAGCCACCGCGTAGCGTTGGCGTACCGTGTACCGGCGTTACCTTGCATTGGGTAAGCACGAAGCCTTGAGGCTCAAGCCCCGTGTAGGCTTTGACCAACTCAACCGCAAGCTCACGGCTATCCGCCTCAACGTGCAAGTCATAGCCGCCGCCCTTGGCTTGGTATAAGCCATCGACAACCTTTGACTCAACAACCGGCTCAGCCGGCTTGCTGGTTGTTTCCGCCACGTTGGAAACTGTAGTTTCCTCTAGTGCGCCAATTCGCTTTGCCATGATTACCCCAATAATGAAACGTCACGCCGTAGCGTTGTAATAAACACACTGACAACCGTCGCAGAGCAGTCATAACCCTTGGCAAGAGCCGCCGCCACAAACCGATCAGCGGGTGAGATTTCGGATTTTTGAAACGCCATCTGATCAGCACCGGTCAACACGCTATTGAGGGCCATAAGGCCCGCTGGCGCGTTTCCGCCCGCACGGTTGCGAAAGATAGACTCAACCCGCTCAATGCGTGCTAGGCCTATTTCCAGCCCTGTCTCAAGGTTACCCTCATTGGCCGGGTCAATGATCGCAACCAGTTGCCGAAACTGGATTTGATCTTGTTGCGTTTCGTGGTAATCGTCGCTACTGGTGAGCGGAACAACATACCAACCGGCCGCCCACTTGGCCTCCTCGTGAAACCCCAGCTTGCGCACGCGCCATTTGTCAACGCCGCCAATGTCAGCGTCAGCGTCAAGTATCGCCTTGAGCTTTTTGCATATTTCGAATTGCTGACTCTTGAGCGCCATTACAAGCCACTGAGGACAAACATTTTGAAGCAAGCCACGGCAAACGCATCCTCACACGCGTCAATCGTGGCATCGTCTGCCCAGACATACGGGCGCGGGGGCAGTTTGCTCGTACCATATTGCTGGAAGCCTGCATACTTGACAACATCGACCTTGACGCCCGTTTGTAATTCGTGAGCGGTAACCTCACACAAGTTGCCGGGGTTGCCAGTATCGCGGGCGGCCTCAAGCATGTTGCCGGTCTTGATCAAGATAGGCCAAGGGTACGAATACTTACGCGCTGGCCATGTGCCATATGGCGCTTGCTCTTTGATGAAATGATCCTCAAAGTTTTCGTGCAAGATTGGCAAGCATTCGCGCAGAGGCTTTTCGAATGAGCCACCGATTATCTCATCTGCCCACTGATCAATTGCCTCGACGAAATCTTCGGCCTTGATTCGCTTTTGAAGTGGCATTAAACAACCGCCGCCTCACTTGAGTTAATGGGTGAGCTCTTGCAGTAGCAAACGAACTGAGCGCCGAACATCGCACGCTTAACGCTTTCGATCAACCAACGCTCAACACTCAGGCCTGTCACGTCATCAAGGATTATCAGCCGATCTTTCGGCTTAGGCTCAAAAGCGTAGCTTGCACTCAGCGTGTAAGCCCAAACAGTGATAATCTGATCCGTGCCATCGAACCCGATACCCGTCGCGCTTGCTTCCATCATTTGCTTTTGCGTTGGGTTGGCTTTGCGAATCTTGACGCCGCTAGCCGGCGCTGTTGGCGCTGATCCTGCAAACTTGCGTTGAGGGCTAAACTCAAAAGCCGCATTGTGCACGTTTGGCAAATGACGCCACGAACTAGCGTACAACGCGCGGTAGTCTGTTGAGGTACCTGAGGGTGGATAGACCTCCTCAGGCGTGTCAACCACATCGCTATAGCCGTCAGTGCCGGGTTGCGAAAGGTTGGCGTACCCAATCGTTTTGGCAACGCCCGCCGTCGCTTCGATGTAAACCAATCCAGTGAGTGAGCCGGTTGAGCAACGATAGATTCCCGGCGCGTACTCAGTCACGCTCAAACCGGTTGCCAACGTAGCGAACCCGGCCAACGGATCTTTCACCGTGACCGTGAACGTATACCCAATTTGTCCAGCCCACTCAATGGCGCTCATGCTTAGCTTTTGCCGCTTAAAATTTGATCCGCCCGGCCCGCTTCGATCAAGCCGATTGATTCCATGTAGCGGACTAAACCAATCGTTTCCTGGTTGTCTAAATCGATGTAGGTGATGATCGTCTGCAGCTTGGCACGGCCGACAACTACGACCGGATCAACACTGGTTTGCAGCGCGAAGATTTCTTCTGGCTTTAGCAGGGCCAGGAAGTCGAACGGGGCGACGTGGCGTGGATTGGTCACCGGATGCAGTAGCGCCTCGAGCTGGCCCTCAACTTCGATGATTCGTTGATCGCGAGTTGCTACCTCCGCCTGCAGCGCGTCGCGCTCGCTAGTCATAGTTGCCAGTTGCGCAGACACTCGATTGAAGTCTGCGGATGTCTCCAATGTCAAGGCATTGGCGGAGTCTCGTTCGATCCTGCGTATCGTCAATTGATCCTGCAGGCTGTCGCGATCACTGGTCAGTATGGCCAGCTGCGATTCGAGCGATGCCTTATCGATGACCAGCTGATCACGCTGGGCGACGATCGCGGCCGAGAAAGCAGCAGCGAACGCGACGAATGCTGGATCCGTTGCGCCACTGAGTGGCTGCGGGTCGTTTTCGTAATCACGCCCGTTGGCGTTGGTTATGGTGCGCACCGAAACACCAGCGACTGAGCCGTCATTGGCGAAGCGGGCAAGTAATTCGTATGGTCGAGTTGTCATTTCTAAAGTGCTATCCAGTTAGTTCCATCAGATTCGTATTGGACATTTTCGCCAGTTATCGTGCAAATCATTCCAGGGTTGTTCGCCGCTAGCGGTAGCAGGTCATGCGATGCAACATTCACGACTTGCCTGTACTCGCCTGAGAGCGTGCAGAGATAGATAGTGCGTTTTACATTCATGGTTGGCCTGATCATTGATTGGATTAAGTTACGATCGCATCATCGGCGGCGAATCGCCAATTAGTTCCGTCGCTGTAGCATTCGCGTTGCGAACGGTCTGTGATTCGATAGCGAGCGCCGGTTTGTGCGGAAGCGCTTGGGAGCGTGGCGAATGTGATTGGAGCGAGGTAGAGAGGGCCGCTGAGTGTAGCTGCACCGGTGGTCAAAGCAGCGTCTGCGTTATCAGCTTCATTGCGAACAGCGAATCCGTTATTACATAATACTTTTGTCGCTACAGTGGACGAATAGTTTTTCAGGGCTAATTGGTGTCCCCCGTAGGCTTCTAAAACTGTTTTTGCTCCATCGTCTCGCACAATGCCGTATGGCGAAAAAGACACTCCAGCATTAGCAGCCAAAAAAGCATAGGCACTATTCGCAAGATTCCTAATCCGCAAGCCATTGTTAGCCCTAACGTCGAGTTGACCGGCAGCGTTACGAACTAATGAAATATCGGCACTAGTTGCATCAGGCGAGCCACTTGCCCAGCCTAACGCAACAGTGCTTTTCAGATTGACATTAGTGCCATCAAAAGCAACTTGAGTAGTGCCTTGACGGGTAACGAACAGACTAGCATTGTTTTCAAATAAACCGGTAGCAAAAGCACCAAGTTTCAATGTTGGGCTCGCTGCTGTACCAGCAACGCCAGCGGTGGCAATGGCAATATTACCGCTCAGCGTACCTGCACCACCAGTGAACCCCACATCGGCATTACCTGCCACATTCTGAAACTTGACCACACCCGATGTTCGCAGAGATAGGTTGGCCTGCGTCGTCAGATAGTAATCGGCCAATACGTTTTGACCGACTATCGCAGAACTGGCGATGAACGATGTGCCGTTCAGTGCGCCAGTCATCGTATCGCCAGCTTTGCTCACTAGACCAGTAAGCGCAGTTGCGAGATCAGTAACATCGGCAACGTTGTGCGTGTGACCTACCAATGAAACGGCACTAGCTGACCAACCTAGTTGATTACTACCAACTTCGATTAGGCAACAACCAACCGCGACAGCGGCGCTAATCGGCCCGCGCACCGCGTACCCGCTTGAACCAATTGACTCAGCGTTTTGATTGATTGCCATAGCCGTACTATCGTCCCTGAGCGTCAAGAGCTCTTAATTTTGCACCCGCCGTCACGCCGAAGTTTACCGCCCACGCTCTCAATTCGCCCGGCCCCGGCAGCACGAAGTGACGACCGTATCCGGCGCCCCCGGTTGTGGCGTTGGCAATCGAAATCTTCGCAAGCTTGGTTGAGTCCATCGGGTCAATGTGATCGCACCAAATGCCGGCGGCATCGGTACGCGATTGTAGAATCAACTCAGTTGTGGCGCCTATAGCTGACGCCTCTAGTGTGATCAGGTTATCGCCTTTAACCAGCGTGACCGAACCATTAGCGCCATCGGCCGTTATTGCCTTTTCCATCGCGTTACCTCAAACATGAACGTAAAGAGCCCTTGGAAACTTGACGCGTTGGCGTTGCGGCCGCTGGCACCGGGAACAACGCCGCGAACTTAGGACGCATAACGTTTGCGTACTGAACGTGCCCGGCCTCTGTCAAGTGAGTGTTGAGGCCGTTGGCGCCGTAGGTGGCCAGCCAGTCAGTAGGGTTATCAAAGAACACGCAACGCGAATTATTCACCGCCGCTACCGCTGCAATCAATTCAGAACGCCGCGAACGCCCAACCGGGCACATCACGACGATCTTGGCCGTAGTGGTTGCTGCAAGTATCGCGTTGAGCGTACTGGTTGCCGCCGCCGTAACATCGGTTGAATCATTCTGACCGTGACAAATTGCAACGATCTTCGGCTCGGTAGTAAACTTACCGCCGCTCAATTTGCTTGACGTATCGTTGTACTTATCCCAGGCGTTTTGAAACGTTGGAATATTAGCGCCGGGCGTTGTTATCCAACCTTGACCAGGAAACGAAGTCAGCGAAAGCTCAGCCCCAATGCCGTCTGCAATCAACTGTGAAAACGAAGTGGGTTGGTTGTGATTTGGGTAGATATCCTCGGCGCCCTCTGAGTTACTATCACCGAACATCACTAGCAACCGTGACTTAGGCGCCGGAGCGCTCACTGTTTGCCCGGTTGGTACTCTCACACCATAGGAATAAATGCCCGCGTATCGAATAGGAGAAGCGTTGTAGCGTGCCCCATAGTTTGATTCGGCAATCAACACCTCGGCCTTGTGAGTGCCCGCGCTCAAGCCGCTGGCTATCTCTAAGGATACAAGCGTTTCATCAGTGATCTTGTACCGCGTCCATGCACCGCCATCAATTCGGTATGACAACCAAGTGCGAATGCCTTGCACCAAGTTGACTTGGCCGCGACCATCATAAAGAAAGCTTGCACGCGGCCCGCTGAAATTAAAACTAACTGATGAGCCGGGCAATGACGATTCGCGATTTGTGCCTGAGCCCATCCATGTGAGCGGACAATATCGTAACGCCGCGTTGTTGGCGAAATAGTCTGTTGAAGGAACGCCGGCGGTAATCGTACACGCCGCGCTAGTGCGTGTTGTGACGGCGGATCCATTCACTGAGTCAACATCACAAGACGAAGTGCCGTTATAGCTAGCCGCATAAGCGTAGAGAGTACCGGCCAAAGCTATCGCGTGGAAGTCAACGCCGTTCTTGCTGACGATCACATTACTACCGCTCTTGCGAAAGCGGAACCGATCAAACAGGTTGTAAGTGACGGCCGGATAGGTCGCCTGAACGCCGCCGGCAAGTAGTATGTAAGTTATGCCACCGCTGAACCAAACAACCCAGGCGTTAGTTGATACGCCGCTTGTGTCGGGCGTTACACCGAACCCGTGGCCGTTATCGAGGCTTGTGACAACGAACTCAGCATAATGCCCGTCAGCCGTCAACGCTTCATTTGAAACCCAGTTGTGAGTATCCCAGGCACCGCCGGCGGCCGTGAACTGTAGCAGCGTGCTCATGGTTAAACCTCTAGTTGAGTTTCGATTTCAAATACTGAGTTGTCCTCAGCACCGTCAAGCGCGTCTAATTCTTCAACCGTCTTGACGCCCAACAATTTCATCAGGCCTAGTAGCTCATCCCAAAGAGCCTTCTTGTACCCAACGTGATCAATCGTGGTACCGCCGTCCGCATCCTTGGTATTAGGCATACCGCCGATTGCGGTTTGATCAATTGCCGCAAGCTCAGCCGCAATATTTTTGGCCCGCGTGATCAGGTTTTGACGTATGGTAGCCATGATCAACTTTGTAAACGTTTACAAAAAAGCCCCCGCCCGTAAAGTCGAGGGCACTTCGCTTGAACGCGTGATCCGTTGATTAAACGGATTCGGCGTTGCGTACTTTGGTGACCTGAGCGCTAGTGACTTTGACGTCCTTGGCTTTCAGGTTTTTTACCACTTCGGCGTTGGTAATACCGGGATGAGCCTTGAGCTCTTTACGAATGGCGTTTGCTTTGGTTTCATCGTCAACCTTTTGAGCCGTGAGCTCATCGTTGACAGCAACAACGTCGGCCTCAACCGCGTCCTCAGGGTCAATGTCGTCAACCGCAACGGCCGATTGATGCACGCAATAAGAAATGCCGCCAACATCGCGCACGGCCTTAATTGCGTCAGTCTCATCAACTGCGTGGGCATAGCCCTTGACGCCATCGAGAGTGACCTTGAAAAGCCGCTTACCCGAACCGGGATCCCCAATCACCTTTGGCATGATCGAATCAATCTTTAATCTTCAAAGTTAGTGTAACCGTAAACTTCGGCCTCAAACTCTTTGACAAGCTTTTCCTCATCGGCATTGAGGACAGCACCGCCCAAGACTTTGTTGCGCAATGCAGCCAGCCGATTCTTGAGCGCGATTATTCCGCCGCGCCGCTTGTTTTCCAAACACGTTGCCACAACGTTGACCTTTTCACGATCAACTTGTCGATTCGAGCCGGGTTTCATTTCGTGGTTGGCGCAGTACCATCGAATAGCCTCACTCTCATCGACGGTTTCAACCTCTTTATTGACAAGGTGGGGAAAGTCAGGCAATGGCTTGAGAGGGCCAACGCGAAACTTGTAAACTCCACCGCGAATATAAAGCGGCTTTTCTTCGCCACTCAGTCGGCGGCCGTTGAGTGATTCGGCCTCACGCCGCGCGGCATCTGCCTCCTCGGCCCGCTTCTCTGCCTCAATGCGGCCTTTCTCCGCCGTCGCCAAAGCTTGCTCAGCTTGCTCAAGGCGTGCGATGAGGGCGGCCTTGTCAATCACGTCTGAGGCCGCCTCAGTGAGTTGCTGAGCGTTGCTCGCGTTCTCTTGCAACGATTGTGCCGCCTGAGGCGCTGACGCGTTAGGCTGGCCTTGTGGCTGGCCTTGTGGCTGGCCTTGAGCGCGAGCCGGTTGAGGTTGCTGATTTCTGCTCACGTTTCCCCCGTTGCCGTTTGACATCTGTAAACCCTTTTTTGTGCTGGACAAAAAAAGGGGCGGCGCTTGAACGCCGCCCCAACGTGTTTACAGTTTGGCGATAGCGGACAAAATTTGCAAGCTTAGGCAGTGCCCTTGAGAACCTTGCGGCGCTCAAACACGCCGGCGGCGCCACGTTCGGAGGCCTTGTAACGCTGCACAATGTCACGATCAAACGCTTGAGCGCTCGAAGCGTTTTCTTGCTCAACACGCATTGGCCAATTTTCCGAATACACAAACGCGCCGTCAAAGTCACCGTAGAACCAAGTCGTATCTGAGCTTGTACGCTGCTTGACATACGGGCTTGTTATGATCTTCCAATCGTAGTTGAGCGAATTGGAACCAACACGCGTTTCACGCGATGAGTTGGTTATATTCGTCATGAACGCCGATTTGATACGGTTGGCCGTATTGCGTAGCGCTGGTGGCACGATCAAGACCTTTGGCGTCAGCACGATTGGCTCGCCGGTATCCGGATCAAGCATCGCGGAAAACTTGGTATCGGCCGCGTCAAGGCTTGTGTAATCGGTCAGCGGCGTTGTGGTTACCGTGTTATCTGACTGATACGTTGCTTCAACTGCGCCGCCGTTGCGTTTGTAGGTTGACACCAAACCAAGCACAACGTCAAGGATTCGCTTTTCACGGTTTAGGCCGATGGCTTGACCAACTTCACCAGCACGCTTGAGCACTAAGCCAGTCTTATCAAAGAACACGGCCTCTTTGGTCACGTCAACAATCAAACCGCGTTTGATCGTCTCAGGCGTTTCAATCCAGTTTTCACCAAACACCGCGTTGGGGTATGGCTGACCTTCGTTGACAACTTCAACTTGGTCACCGATCGGCGAAATGCCGGGGATCTTCTCCCCGCTCAACATCGTGCCCATCTTGCTAACCAGCGAATCACCGATGAACTCAGGCGCTTCATAGGCACGCAAAATTGCGTTGAACAAATACTGCCCCATAATATTGGGGAACATACTTGTTGAAACGGCATCGCTTGCTTCTTGCACTTGGTAGCCGCCGGACATATTCGGCGCGTAGTGATTGCTCACTAGCTCATGGCCGTCGTCAACCATAGCCTCGAACATCGGGCGAACGTGAAAATCACTCAAGCTTACTGAGCGGTCAGCGAATAAATCCGCCATTTCGCGCTCAAACAAATCGCGCCGCCCTTCCCTCAGACGGCACTCACGCAACCGACGCAAGTCGTTATGACGCCGTTGAATTGCATTGGACATAATTACCTCTAAATCGTGGAACCGTTGAAAGGAAACGTTGGCGCTTATCTACCCAACAAAACTGTGATCAGTGAACTATCGAACGTGAGCCCATTTGGCCAAGTCAACAATCAGCGTTTCGGCCGTTGTGGATCCGGTCATACAAACAAACACCGGGCCAACCGCAACCATCGAAGTGAACACAAAATCGGTGACCTTGAACACACACACGCCGTCGATCTTGAAACTCACATCCATCTTGGTTGCAGTCTTGGCAATAATCTCAATCTCAAGCAACTGGTAAGAGGCTGAGCCCGCAACCTTGGCCGCACGGGTGAGCGATGCAACGGCTTGCCCGTTGAGCTCTTGCGTTGACTTGACGGCCGCGTTGCTGACTTCCACTTTCCAGTTGACATTACCGTCGACCTTGAAGAAACCGAAACCGGTATAGCTTGCCGCCGGGCCTGCGCCGTTGGCTTGCATTTGCGTTGCTGGCGCGTTGGAGCTAAGACCAACGTACAAGTTGGCTTGATTGGTGGCTGCCTCAGCAAACCGAATGCGGGCCGCAAAGTGAATTGGCTCGTCAACCGCTGGTATGATGGGCTTGGCAGTTAGGATCAAGCTCGAAACGTTGTTATCGGTTGTGGTTGTCACAATCGAAACCGCGCCGCCCTTATCCGTAGCGCTGGCCGCCGTTGCGCTCGTTCCAACGCCCGTCCATGTAGCAGGCACGCCGCTAACGAAATCCTCAACAACGCACACTTGCCGATCAGCGTAGTAGTACGCTTCTGGCAAATTCAGTGCTTTAGGCATGGTATCAACTCCGAAGAAAGTAAACGTTTACAAAATTGGGTGGGTTGTCAGTGTGCGCGTTGTTGAATTTGTTGAGGCCTAGCGGCCCACGCCTAGCAACTTTTTGAGCGAATCGTGAGTCTCAACCTTGATTTCCTCATCGGCCTTGGTTGACTCTGCAATACGGCTTGGGCTGGATTCGGGGCGCTTGCGAACAACTGGCAGGTCGGTCACATAGCCTTTGCGGTCAGCCTCAGGCAATCGCATGATGATCGCAATACGCGATTCGGTTACTTCACGCTCAGACGATTCAAGCAGCTTGATTGCGGCCGCCCGGTCATCTTTGCGTTGCAATGATTCCTTGAGCTCATTGATAGTCTGATTTGACTTGTCAAGCTCAGTCTTGAGCCTGTCAATTGACTCTTGTGCGGCGGCGCCCATCGCCTCACCGCTATCTTTTTTAGGCATACCACCACCCCCCGAAATTTCGGATTTGACTTCCAATAATTTGCGAATCTTCTCGACCATCGCGTTGGCATCGCCTTCGCCGTCAAGAATTGCTAACACGATTGCCTTGAAAGCGGCATCTGCTTGATCTTCGGGGCTCGCGGCCTCAGTAGGCATGTCCATTGACATATCGCCCATGCCATCCATTTCTTGCAAACGTTGAGCAAGATAGCCGGCAATGGAAACCTTTGCGTTTTCGCGTAGCACTTCGATGATCTTGCGTTTCATGGTTTCGCTTTCGTGTAAATTTTTGTTTGTCGCCGGGTTGCTAACCAAGTCAACGCTATGCACGCGGTTGATCTTGTGCACAACGGCTACACCGTTTTCGCTACGCACTTCGCCGTTGGCATCGTGTGATAGCCCGAAGTCACTAAAACGCTCAATCGCCTCAAGGATCACGGGCGTTAGCGCATGGCTCTTGAGAAAGTGAATGTCACCACTCAAACCGCCGTCCTCATCCTGAGAAACGTTTTTAAGCTGAGCCCACCGATCACGCACGGGCCGGTCGCCCTCAACCAACGTGTGATCAATGAAAATCTTCGAGCCTTCATACATCGGTATGGCATCGGCTACCGCTTCTTTGAGATAGCGCCGACCGTTCTTTGACTTGAGGCCAAGCACACGAACGCCACGAATTACACCGGCCTCGCGGTCAACTGAGAAGTTGCCGGTTTGCGTTACCGATTCGCTCAAACGTTGGTTGTGAGTGCGTGCTTTGGTTTTCATGTTGCTCATTCTTTCTGGCGTTTGCATACTTGCAAACCGCACCGACAAACTTTTTTGGAATTTCGGCCTTGCTCTGTAGTCAAATACAAACCAATCCAATAGAACGTTTGGAGGCCCCTTAAAGTGTTATAGAGTTTTCACCATATTCCTGGGGAAGCGATGAAAGACCAAATCAGAATTATTCAAGTTCCGTCTGCCGTCGATTCGGTTGCAACCGGTTGTTTTATTGCGGGCATAGCTTGCTTCACGGCTACCGGCTCAGTGCAAGTTTTGCTTGGCGTTGGCCTTGCATATGGCGCGTACTCACTTGGCTTGCGTTTCTTTCTGAGTGAGTGCTACGCGCTGGTCGTCAAAAATGATCCAGTCACCGTGCCTTGGTTGCAAGCTATCGGCTTTGCTTCCAATGAGGACGGTGATCTACAATTGGGGCGTTTGCTAGTCATCGAAACACAAACCGGCAAGCTTGCTTGGTTTGTGCGTGACACGGACGGTTGCGATGAGCAGTTGTTCGGCAACTTGATCCCTAAAACCAAGGCAGAGCTTGTAAGCTTGGCCAAGTATTTAGACCTACCAATCCACGCCCCGAACGTTAAGCGGCGGCGGTATTTCTTGTAAACGTTTACAAAAAAAGGCTGGCGCCTAATGTTGAGCAAAGTTTTTGAAATTGTTGATCACGGCACGTTCATCGTTGTCCTTGCTACGCGGCTTGATGGCAAGCCGGCGTTTGAGTTGCATGATGATCCGGCGTTGTCACTGGTTGACTACACGCGAAACGTTGACGATTACGACCGCGTCAAACGTTTGCTTGCCCGTCAAGCTTGGCCGCCCGAAACCGGGCATATCATCGTTACCACGTTGACCAATCTCAAGACCGATTACATGCCTGAGACTTGGGGTAGTAATACACTATCGCTGGCCCATCGGCATATCATTGAGAATTGGGACGATCTTCGCACGGGTGAGCTCATTGATTGTCGCGTTCTGAGGGGTGAGCAAACTGAGCCCGGCCCAAGCAACGTATGAGCCCAATTGCCAAACTTTTACTTGGCGCCTTGTACGTGCTGGCCGCCGTTGAGTTTGTAAACGTTTACACAAACAAGACGATGAGTCACGCCAAGACGTTAAGCCGTCGAAGAAACAAAAGAAACAACCTAAGCCGAAGTGGCGTGAGCTCGATCTTTATTGACTTAGTTAGGCGTTGACCCAATCGATATGGCACCGGCAAGACGTGTGCGGATCCGGCGGCCCACCAGGAAAGTATCTGATCCAAATAACCTCAGGTGAGCCGTTCAAATCTCCGCACACTTCACACGCGCCGGGCTCAGCACGCCAGATACCGCGAAGCCTCACGCCCAGGTTGCGCAGTATGTCACGCGCCCTGAATTCGCCGTTTGTGTTGGCCATAGTTATCTCAGTAGCGCTCACGGCCAGCGCACGCTCAAGCGATAGATTGTCCTCAACCCATTGCTCAAGCTCTTGACGTGTAGGTTGCTCTCTGAGCTCACGCCAACGGTTGCGTGAAGTCTTGGCCAAGAGTTGGCCCAACTTCGTGGGGCGCTTACTGTTGGCCTCATATTCGGCCAGCCGGCGGGCGTACTCCTCCGGATCTTCGCTCAGCTTACCGCTCTTAATATCATCGGCAAACATGAGAAAGAGCAACACGATTGCCAACCGCCGCTGCGCTTCAATATGCTCACGCGCCGCTTTCTCACTTACCGACGCGAATTTGTCCCAATCAGGCTCTTTGCCTTTAAGCGCTGGCGCAGCAAAAACGGTCCACGCAGAAACCATATCCCGCGCGAACCGCTTTTCTTTTTGAGCCCGCTTAATGACGTCCGGCATTACGGGTAATCTTTCCAAGAGGATTTCAGGCTATCGTAAAGCCGCTGAGCTTTCACTGATTCGGGCGTTGGCTGGCTGATCGCCGGCGCCGTCTCAATTTCAATGTCACCATCAACCATTTCGTCATAGCTTGAATCTATGCCCATGATCAGGTGACAATTTTCGTCAACGATTGATTCGAGCTCACCGGTCCATTGCTCATCAAGCACGCCCTCTTGAGCCGCGAAGTTGGCAACCTGAACAACTTGAGTCAGCAACCGGACGGCCCATTGTTCGATCACACGCGCCGCGTCAGACTCAGTTGAACCGATCTTTGGGGCTAAGTATCGGTCAATTCGGCCGGGATCATTCCAGCCGGGAACACCTGCAAACGTTTCGTCTTGGCCAAGAAAAATCTTAGTCAACTGTAACGCTATCTCACGGCCTTTGACGGCCGTCGCGTTGGCATTCTGGTTGTCAGCCGTTTGCATGAAATCGGCTATCTCTGCCCTCAATAGAGCTTGAACAACCGCAACGTTGCCAAGATAACTCTCAGTCACCGCACGGCTCTTGGCTACCGAAAACACGTCCTCATCGCGGCCCTTTGAAGCGTTGGTGCCATCTGTTCGATCAACAATCTCAGTCATTTTTGGTTTCACTTTCTAGGGTAACAAGGCCGCAACTGGCACCGGTTTAGTCGACCGTTGGCAACATAACCGCTTGAATCTTTCGGCCGCTTCCGTAGTCACCTGGCGCAATATGAGTGATGAGCAAACGCGTGTTGGGCGGTAGTAAAATCTCATCCTCTGTTTTGTGGCTTGAAAACTTGTGAGTTGACAAACCTTTGCAGCCGGGGCCAATCGTGATATGCCAATGATTCGAACCGCTCCACGTCGATGGATCCGTAGAAGTTGATAGTATACCACCCTCAGCAACAACCTCACCAACCTTGAGTGAGCTCATATCTCCGTCGTGTTTGCGGCTGAGTTTTAGACCAACTGGCAACTCATGCGAAGCCTTGGCCATCGCGGCCGCCGCTTGCTTGGCTTTTTCCTTGTACTTCGAATCACCTTTACCGTGACGCAACCACGAATTTATCCCGTCATAGGATCCGTTGGTGTAGGAAACAATCGCTTGCCCTTCATTGCCGTCCAGTTTCTTTCCGTAGTTTTCAAAACCCTTGTTCAAAACCGGGTTGTGATCTTGCAGATAGGAATACTCTGCGCTCTTGTATTCACCAGTTGGAAGCCCGGCCGGTACGCCGCCCAAATCTTTAACAACCGCCCAGTAGCCAACCTTCTTAGCACCCTTGGCCGGTAGCGCGCCAATCGCCTTGGTGAAGTCAGCATAAGAGCCGTCTAGTTGCACTTGCGGTTGAGTTTGATCTTTCACCGTGCTCAATAGTGACGCGTGCCACGTCTTGAGCTTGTTGCTTGGTGGCAACGTTGCGCTCTGAGCGTCAAGCCCCTCAATGTCACCGGCGGCCGCAAGTGAGAGTGCCTTGGTCACAATCGCGTTGTTGGCCTCTACGTTGGCCGCGTTGGAGCTCACGAACTCAGGGGCGGCCGGGAATAGCTCAGGCTTGATAACGCCCTTGATTACCTTGCTGGTGAGCGTAGGCAGTGCCCCCGCCTTTGTTCCGGGTACCTCAGGCGCAGTTTCAACCGGAGCCGTTGACGGAGGCGTAACGTGTGCCGGATCCACAACGCCACCGGACGATAGCGCCGCCAACACTGCAAGCTTGTAAGCCGTTACCTTTTTGGCATAAGTATTTTTGGCATCCATGTTGACCGGTATCGCGTGCACCGCTGCTATATCACCAGTCTTGGCCGCTTCATGCAACTTAGCCAAGAGCTTGGCTTTGTCCTGGTTGGCCGGGCTTGTGATGATCGGAGGCGGCGGTACTGCCATCGTGACGTTTGCCGCCATCGCCTCAGGCTTGGTTTGCCAGTGATCAGGCTCAACCAATGGCTCATGTAGTGGCGTGACTGGCGCAACTGGCGCGCTAGCCGGTTGCGCTTTGAAACCACCACTGAAAATATCGTCGAGCTTTTTGTTAAACGTTTCACTTGGGCTACCGCCGGTTGCCATAACCAAATCGAAATTATCCTTACTTGGCAACGCGTCAAGAATCTTGGCTTGCTGAGTGAAGTCACTAGCCGCCGCCCATGCGCTAACAGCATCGGGCAAGTGATACTTGAGGTCAAGCAACCCCTTGTAACCTTTCTTCTGTGCAATAGGCGACAACGCATAAGGCGCATATTTAGGCGAATCTTTCAATTCATAATCGGCATCTAAGCCGTATTGACCAGCAAGCTTTGACTTGACGATTGCGTTGATAGCCGCGTTGCTGTCACCAGCCTCAACGGCCGCCGCTACCGGATCAGGTTTAGCCGCTTGTTGCTCTACAACTGGCGCTTTGGGTATCTGTGATAATGCTTCGAGCTTGTCAAACTTGCTCTTAGCCAACCCAACTTTCGTGACCGCGCCCATGTGAGCACCAACCATCGCGGCGAAGTCTTTATATCCCTTGGCCTTGGCTATAATGCCCCAACCGTCAGGCGTGAACGTCTCAAGCTCGCTGTCATAGTGTGCCGGCGTGAGGCCGAACATTTTGTGCAATTGGCCATCGGCTGGCCCTCTGACTTTTGCCTCAGGCGTGTTAGCCGCTGGCACGGCGTCAGTTGACATTGCGGCGGCCGCTTGCAAGCTTTCTTTCATGCCGAGGATAGCGTCACGCCGTGCAATCAACGTCTTGATCGTCGCGGTTGCTGTATCCTTGTTGCCGAACTTGGTAACCATGTCGGCAATGTCTTGATCGCTGATATTCTCAAGCTTGCTTATCGCTTCAACGTGTTGTGCCGGCGTCATTCCGCCGAACACACTAGCCGTCGACTGATTGATACCGGGCTTGAGCAAATCGTTGTAAGTGCTAGGCACCGTACCAAACGGTTTGATACCGCCCGTGGCTTTTGATTCGAGGCTACCGCCGGCATCCATCAACACCGGCTTACCGTTGATCGCTTTAATGTTGGTCTGATCGCTGATATGGCCAACGCAATCCCAGTTGTTTAGCCACGCGTGCAAGGCATAATCTTTGGCCGCTTCAATCTTGAGGTCAGGTGAGCTTGCCCAATCAATCACTTGTGCCGAATCGTCCCACTTCGAACACACGCCCACCTTGCCGTTGATTTCAACCAAGTCAACATCCAACGCGTTACCGCCGCACGCTTGGTACAACTTCGAGGCCAATACTTCGTTGCGTGCTTGCAACGGATCATCTCCGTGCTTGACGTAGTATTTTGTACCGTCAGGCGCAACGTATGTGCCGCCTTGAACTGAGCCAAGTTGTGAGCCTACCTTTTTCCAGCCGCTACCGTCGATGAGCTCAGGCGCCTCAAGCTTGGGCGTTGTACCCTCAGGCGGCGCGCTCACCGTGTCAACCTTGAGCTTGGCCAAGTTGGCTTGTGCTTTGAGAACAGTTTTTTGATACGTGTTGAGCGTTGATCCGCCGGGCTTGCTCAGTGCACTTTCGAACATATCCCATTGGCCAGCCTTAGCGAACTGCTCAAGCTTTCCGATCTTGTTGATCGCCCACTTGGCCGTCGCGTGTTTGGGATTCCAACCGCTCAAATCAACACCGCTCATCTTGCCTATAAACTTACCATCGCTGCCGCGCGGATGATCGTACTCATCCCACTCAAAGAGCCGGGCAACATTGAAACGTTTACGCGGTACCGATTCGCGCAGTGACTTGGAACGCTTGAGGATCAACCGCTTTGTCAATCGGTTTACAAGACTTTCTTGCACGTTTGGCGTTTGCTCATTGAGTAGCTTTTCAACTTCTGCCGGGCCGAAACCTTGAGCGCTCAAGAGCACTTCGGCTTGCACGCGTGTCGTCGCGCCGCTGGTGAAGTCATTGACGATTTCGGCAACGTTCTTGCGTGCACGCTTGAACTGTACCCGGTTGCTATTTGCCAACACACCGGATCCGGCAGGCGCCACCGGTTGACCATCGGCGCCAACTTCACCGCCGCCGCTCTCAGCCGATTCGCTCTTAATGTTGGCTTGCTCAGCGTCAAACTCAAGAGACAACTTTTGTGAGGCCGTGCGCTTGCTCAATAGGCCCAATTCCATTTGGCTCTTGAGTGCAAGTGTAAGCGCACCAATGTCGCGGCTCACAATTTCAGGCGCGCTAATGGTAATCTCAAGACCGGCCTCAACATCGTCCCAACAATAGCCGCGCTGCTTGGCCCACGGTGAATTGAAAAACTTTTTCAGAACCTTGACGATGAGCTCTTTGAGCCGTGATGACCGTACCGCTTGCTCTGCAACACGACCTTGAACAAACGGGCTCTCAGCAACCAAGCTGCTAGCCATGTTGTTGTTGCCCGCGTATCCGGTCAGCATGTGCTCAGGGAAATGACGCACAGTGCCAACCATGCGCAACATTGCCTCCATCACTTCAATGTAAATGTTGCTTGCGTTTGAGCCCAACAAACCGGCGTGATACTTGGCACCGAAGGGTATGTCGATTCGCTGGCCGGGCACAATCTTTTTTGTGCGAATGTTGGGGTCGCCCGTGACCGGATCATAGGCGTTGGGCACAACGTTTCTGAGCCCGTTTAGCATGTTCATAACCGAATCTTTTCGGGCGCCTTCCGCGTGCTCAACTATGTAGGCAATGGCCGCTTGCGTTTGCGTACCAATCGCCGTATTGATCGCAAGCTTGTCAGCGTGACCCAAGTATCGGTGACAAATGTAGAAGTCACCAAACCCGCGCTTGGCCTTGACCGGAACGTTGCGGGTCCAGTGAACTATTTCGCAAGGCTTGAGGGCGTCCCAGTCTGTAGCCGTGTCATTGCGCACAACGTGATAACGCAACGGCCGAAACTTGTTTTCACGCGTGCAAACGCCAAACGTCCAATCAGTTGGCCCGTTGATTTCAAAGTAGTCATCAAGGTCATTTGTGTTAAGCGGCTCAGTGAGATTGTCACCCTCAAGCGGCTCAAGGCAAACATCGGGGCCGTCACAACATAGCTCAGCAATGAACTCACCGTCGACGATTTCGGCCGCGAAACTATCACGCTCTTGGTGACTTGTCCACTTGGAATTCGATTCCCAGTTTTTGAATACTTTGGTGCAAATCTGAGCAACGGTAGGATTGCTGTGCGTTATCTTGTAATCAAACCCGCTGGCAATCGTGTAGTTTTGTAAGCCGTGAATGATAGACTTGGCCATCGGCACACGCTCAGCCATGAGCCAAGCCGATTGCCTGAGGGCGCGTAGGTCAAGCTCATTTTCGAACACTGGCAAATAGCGGCCGTTGGCTCGATCATAGAGCTTGGTATACACGCCGCGCCCAGTGCGGTCCCAACCCCAACTGACGCCGGTACCGTCAAATGTATAATCAGGCGATACGACGTCCCCGAACAACTCACGCAATCGAATTTCAACGCTCATTTTGTGGTTTATCCTTCGGCAACAATTCTAACCGCCGCGTGCATACATGCAAAAACTAACTGAGACTGACATTGAACGCTTGCACTATTGGGCTCAAAACGGGGTCGATAATCGCGTGATCGCCAATCGCTTGGGCGTGCATCGCAACACTGTCAGCTTGCACCTAAACGGCCGCGTGGCGTACAAACCCGCGCTTGTGTTTCGTCTCAGGCTCAAAGCGCCGGCTCAGCCCAAGATAGACAACCCGCAACTCTTGACGGTTTACGCGGCCGCTCTGATTCTACCGGATCAGCCGTCTCATGATAGACTTTGGCGGCTCATCAAAAACGGCTATCTCAAAACAGTGAAGGAAAACGGACGAACGCTCACGCGAATGCCGTGGGTTAGAAAGTGCGCTCTTGCCATGCTACCGAAACCCGGCTTGTACTTCCGCCGCGATAGTCTGCAACTGTACGCAACGCACGGCTCAGACGTTGATAAACTCTTAGCCACGCTTGCACCAAAGAGAGTGCAAAGCCCACTCACGCCAAACTTGAAACGCGTGAGCTACTACCCGGCGCCGGCCGTCAACCGGGTTTGCGAACTGCTTGAGATACCCCTACGCGTTCCGGCTTACCGGATCAGCATCGCCGTCACTTGCCTTGACCAAGTCGGGGTGCACGTTATTTAGCTCCTCGACGGAAAACGGCATTTGCATTTTTCGGCCGTATTCGTATGACTCATCCCACGAACCGAACGGGCCGTAAACTCTTTGATCAATTAGCAAGGCAACGTACTTTTGCGAATCGTCACGTTGCCTGAGCTTGCCGATCATTCGCCGTTGCCGTTCGTTCTCAGCCTTGAGCTCATCAACTGCAACCACGCACGCGGCAAACTTCGCATCACAACCAAGCCGCTCTGATAGCCGCTCAAGGCCCGCGTCAGTGTTTGAGCTCAGTGAGCCGAATTGTCCGGCCAACATCGTTGTAAGTATCTCAGCGGCGGCCGTAGTGGCTGAGCTCTGTTGATCGCTACAGAATTCAAAGTGATCAACGATGATCGCTGCAATCCGTTCCTGAGCCGCTTTCAGTTTTTCGCTGTTCATGTTTCGTCAACTTCCAACAAACTTCGTCTTGATCGTACTCAGCCGCGTAACTAAACTTCTCAGCCGTCTTTTCAATGTCAACCGGACAAAGGCAACTATCGGCCACGATTCCCGTTTGCATTGTCGGGTCGGGCCAAGTGCACTCAACCAAGTCAGCCGGCTCACAACCTATAGCCGCCGCAAGTCCGGCCGTTGAATTACACCACACGTCACCAACCATTGCCTCAGTGCACATCACTTTGCGCTTTCATACGTTAGTAAGTCAGCATCTTTAACGAACCCATGCCGAACATACCACGCGTTGAGGCCGTCGTCATCCATCGGGCAATCGTCAAAAACCTTGGCAACCGTCACCAACTGTAGCCCCTGCCAAGTACCAAACTGACTGGCATACAACGCCGCGTTTTCGTTAAACCACTTTATCGCCTCAGTCAACATTTGCGTCCCTAAGCCTTGACCACGGAAAGGCCGCCTTACCCACATTCTGAAAAGCAAAAACACAAGCTTATCGTCAGTAATTTTAGACGGGGAAAGATTGACTGAGGCCACTACTACATTGCCACGCTTGAGCGTCAAAACAACGACATGCTTTCCAACGTCAACGCTAATGTCAGCCGTTGGCTCAATCTGAACAACAACACCCGGCGCGACGCTACCGTTAGCAACGCGTGTTGCCGCTGCAATCAAGTCATCGCCGTCGCTGTGCTCAGCCCAATTGAGAACCAAGTCGGCTAGCGTCTCACGCTCAACTTGCCGTGATAGTTCGATCAACCAATGAGCCTCCGACATTGTTGGCCGCGAATCAGGGTACACGTTTTCCATGCAACCAAACATATCGAGAATCGTAGTTTCTTCGCCGGCCGCCTCTTTGGCCGCAACGCGGTCACGATAGGCTTGAGTCTCTTGTCGCTTAGGCATGAACGAACCGGCACGCTCAAGCGTCAAGCTTTCGGGCTTGTTGGCCAGCAAGTAAAACAATTTCGTTTGATCACGCGTCATTTGTCAAATCCCCTTTGCACGCTACCAATAGCCGCTTGTGAGTTTGAATCGTCACACTTGAGCCCGATTTCAGCATTCGCCGGCCCGCGAATCTTCAATAAATTCACGCGCTTGCTGTTCTGTCATACCAGACTTATCGACAACAACCGCAACCATCGCGGCAAGTTGTGCGTCAGTCAGCGGAATAATCGTAGCTATTAACAACGGGGTCATTTGTTGGACGCCTCATCTAACTTGAAAGCCTTGGTCAACTGTAAGTCAATCTCAATCGCGTCAGCTAGCCACGCGTCACTTGCACGCAACGTGCGCTCAAACGCGGCAAGCCAACTCTCTTGGCTAGGCGTTGCGTCAGCACGCTTGACCAAGTGGCCGCTTTGCATGATCACGGCCGCAACCGTTGCCGTCGAAACGTCTGCGTCCCACTGACCCTCACCCCACTTGTACAAGCTGGTTGATTCAACCCAAACACCGGTAAACCGAACGCCAACAACCAGCCCGCTTTGAGAGTAAAGCGCCGCACAATATTCACGCGTTTTCATATTGAACCCTTTGCCTTGAACGCCAATCAGTTGACCCACAATACAAGGCCCAACGCGGCCGAAAGTTAGGCGCTCACCAAATAAACTTTACCGTGAGAACCGCCACGGTTGAAAAGCCTATCACGATCAACGCGAACGTTGCCACGATCAGCAGACAACCGGACAAACAGCAACACGACTCTGCGCACGTTGACGCTGGTGTATCCTCATCTGCAATCATTTGCGCTTGCCTTTCTTAGCTGGTTTCTTCGCTGGTTTTTTCTTTAGTGCATCGTCCCCGAACGCTGCAAAGTCAGCATCGGGTAAAGGCCTTATCTTGGCTGACTTTCCACCACGCGGCGCATCATCGCGGGGCTCGATAACCGGATCCGGCAAACCGTGCCACCGATCATCAACCGGTAGCCTTGGCCATAGCTCTTGGGCACGCGGAGGAACATACTGGCAATCAACGCCAGAGGCAAACTCTTGCTCATGCCTCTGCAACTGCAACATCGTTAGCCATACGTGAGAGTAAGCATCGTGCAACGCGTCATCTTTGACACTGTTTTTGAAGTTGCCATAGGTAATCCCACTGACAACATGGTGAGCCAACGCCGCCGCGAATACGTGCCGCCGCACGATTGTCCGGTACAAGTAGTCACGCTCAGGGTGTATTTCAACCTTGAGCTCAGCCACGGGAACAACACCGGCAAAGAACGTCTCAAGGTGACCATCTACGCGGGCGCGTACAACCAGCAACAACGGGTCATCATTGTGCTCAACCGCGCTCACGAAAGCGTTATTCAAACAAATCCACACGCCATCAATCCTTACAAACTGCTTGCCGGCAACGCCGGCAAATCGCCAACACGATCACACCAAATCAACCACAACACAAACGGCCGATGAAAATGAACACGCGCCATACATTCCTCAGTAGCGAACAACGCCGGGCTCATTAGCGTTTCCCCCTTAGGCACCTTAGACAACGCCTCGCGCATCACTGAGCTTTGCATTACGGCCTCAACGTGCCTCACGACATAAACGCCGGGGCGTGAGTTTTTGTTGTCGGGGTCAGGCTCATAATTGATCAAACTACCGATTTCCGGCCGGTCAGGGTCATCTAGCGGACCGCATTGGCCGAACTGCAAGAATTCGCTTCGTGTGTTAGTCATCGTTTACCCTTTCGATTCGCTCACGGATCAACTGATCGGACAAAGCTAGGCGCAATACACCACAACCGGCAGAACGAAACCAATAATAAAATAAAGTAGCTGATTCACGATATCACCCGATGAGCCCGGCCGCGTGACCGGGCGAACGTTTACAAAAACCGACTACTCATCACCACGGCATTTCGGGCCAATTCCAAGCTCTACGCTGGTTGGATCCGTGAGCAACCGATTGCACTTGCGGCAACGGCCGTCAAAGCTGATATCACACTTGGCCAACCAATCTTGGGGATTCTCAAGAGCCTTGGCCGCCCACTCATAAAACTTGTCGCCTCGGTGCTTTTTCCACAAAATAACGCGGCCGTTGTTGCCGATGAACGCGAAATCCTTGTAATCGTGCTCATTGTCCGAACCGATCAAGAGGCCAACCAGCCGCTCGCCGGGGGCAAACTTCGCGTCAACTTTCTGAGTGTGAATGCGAAACGTTCGATGAACGCCGCTTTCCTTCGAAGTGATCGTGATATAGCCGTTGTGCGTTGCGATATCAAAAGGCTTTCCTGTCTCAACGGCTGGCTCAAACGGGGCTGGCTCAATTGCGGTTGCGGCTTCCACATAGTTCATTTGCTTGTTTCCCAATCTTTGAGAGTTACTACCGGGCCAAATCACTTGGCCCACATAGTACAAGGCTCAACCGGGCGGGCGCTTGGGCGCTCAATTCAGAAAGTTTTCAGAATTCTTTTTGTTCGGCCAATTCGCTTTCACGCCGGCGCGCCTCAGCCCAGGTGTCTTGCTTCCGCTCTGTAAGCCGTGGGAGCCGCATAGGCGCCGGAAAGCAGCGGGCCATACTGTCTGCCCAACAATCCTCGCACAACGCGCCAAAACTGACGTGAGAGGCCTTTTCGCGGCACACCCAGCAAATACCCGGCGGCAACGGCAACGCATCCGCTTGCTTATTCATTGCGATAAGCCAATCTGAAAGAACAAAAAGACGCTAAGCACCACGCGATAGCCGCAACAAACCAACCAAGCTCGCAGGTTGCGCCGGAATTGAATAGGCAGAAAAACACCGATAGCAAGGCCGCCGCCGCCGTGCAAAAGTCAATCTTATTTGTAGTGCTCATCGTATGTCCCATCAGAAAGCCACTTGCAACGCCACCATGCCCGAATCATTTGTCGCCACGCACGCGGTCAAACGCCGCCTGAGGATTACTACCCGCCAACTCTGCAAGCTCAGGCGCTAGCGCGTTGAGGGCGTCCCATGCCCAAGCTCTGTGCTTGTGCCTTTGATCGCTGAAATATTGTATCTCTGTCAGGCTCTCTAATGCCGCCTGCAATCGCTCATCGTTGAGCTCTGGCACTTCGGCCCGTGGCACGTACTCAACTCCGTCTATCGTTACACGCGGCATTGCCAACTGGCCTCCACCTTTGATTGAGCCTCTGATTTCTTGACCGCTGTGTAACTAACACGGGCCATGCACCTAACGCAGAATATCGAAGCGATGAAATTTTTCGTGACAACGTTTTGCTCAGTGCACGCACTAACGCCGCTTCCGCAAAACGGGCAAGGCTTGAGCCCTTCGCGTGACGCTATGCACAATTCCCAATCGCTTGGGTACACAACAACTTTGTCGCTCATTCCAATACCTCAAGGCACGGCTTGTCATCGCCGCGCACATTCTGCAACGGCATATCCGAAGCACCGGCCGCAAAGTCTACTATCCGCCGCGCGTGAGTCTCACAAGGCTTGAGGCTCTTGTCGAGAATGCGATAGTTGTAAACGTTGCCGTTTCCGCCAACGCTTACTTTGTCCTTGGCGAATATCAAAACCCAGTCAGCCAAAAACCCTTGGCTAGTTTTCGTCTTAAAACGAAACTCAACCGTCTCCAACACCAAACAATTACTTTTGCCCATTTTGATACGGTCCATAGTTGAAACGTTCTAACGCCCATTCCGCTTCGCAGTAGTAGCAGCAACGGCCACTGTCGCAACCATCAATGTGATCGAAGCCCTTGACCACAAATTCGGCATACCATCGCAACGGCTCAGCTTGCTCTACACCGTCCCTGAGCCCGTGCTTGTGCCCAACGTAGTAGCCAAGCCAATAGGCGAATGACCAAACCAAGTTGATGAACACAAACGCAATCGCGATGTAAAGCCCGCTCATAACTCACCCTCACCTTTTGACTCAAGGCCGATTGCCGGCGGTTGTTTGTCGGTAAACTTGAACGGTGAAACGCAATCCACGTAGTCAGGCCTGAGCTCTGATTTCACGCGGTCAAACATAGCTTGTTGACTGCTACTCAAAGGCGTACCACAAGCGTTGACATAATCAACAAGCATATTGAGAGTGCAAAGCAAGTTGATCTCGGCACGGTTGCGTAAATCGTGCGGGCTCTTGCCGCGCTCACGCTTGATCGTCACTACCAAAAATGAGCCATCTGGACAAGTCAGCTTTTGCTCAATGTAGTTTTCGGCGCCAACCTCATTGAGCCAGTCAAGCCATACCGTACCCAAATCAGCAGCAAGCCGACAACCAACAACGGCCGTGAAACCGTGTCCTCGTTCAAAGGCCATACTCTTGAACGTAACCTCGCCCATCAAAACCTTTTCGTGATCAGCCTCAAGCTTGTCCGCGTAGCTCTGCAAATCTTTGAAAGGCCGCGTGAAACCAATGAGCCACAAAATGAAACGATACCACGGGCTTGGCGCTGGCCGTCGCTTGTTGCGCTGGTTGTCAATATTGTTGACGTGAACAACCGCCCACTCACGCTGAGTTTTGTCGGGGTCACGCAGACCAAGAACATACAACGCGTTCGCGTGCTCAGCGTCAAGCTCACTGTCAGTCATCGCGTCATAGTCTAAGTGATCTTCAACCACGCGCCGCTCGTCTGAGTAATAGCTAGGGTTTGCTGCCATCATCATCCTCTAAATCAATCTCTCTAAAAGGTTTCGGATTACTTGCAACCGTGGGCTCAGGCTCAACGCCCGGCCGCTTACTCAAGGCCGCTTCAAACGTTTCTTTAAGCACCGGATATAAAAAACGCACGAAATGCCAAACGGAAAAGATAACTGAAAACATTGCCAACAAGGCAAGGGCGGGCACTTCAATCCAACCCCATAGCGCCGTTTTTTCAAGGTCACTGAGTTGGGCTATCATCGTCGTCAAGCTGCTTGTACTGATTACCTTGAGGCCCGGTAGTAATTACATGCGTCACCAGCACCAACAAGGCAATCAGCAACGCTACCACGAACACGTCGTAAAACATACTCACCTTTCGTCCTCAACCTCTGTGAGTGCGTCAATGAACGTTTGCCAAACTTTGTGATCCATCAAAGCATCAACAAATTCTTTCGGCGTACTGTTATCCATGAGCCCATCAATAGACATTCCAAGCGATGTAGCATGAATAACGCCCACTAAATCACGCGCGGCCGTCATCAACTCTTGGAAATCATCACAAGCGTTTTGGATTCGCTCAGCCGCGTTTCGGTATGTTGGCCCCATAGCGCCCTCACTTTCTAACATGCAAGGCCGCAACCGCTCAGAAGTTTGTCGCCTACGTGATAATTCTTTCGGTATACATCGGTGAGGCCTGAACGAAGATTTCGGCCAACGCTTCGCTCAGCGTTAGCAAGAGCCGTATGGCCATCTCGGCGGCATCGGGGCCGTCGTCATACTTCGCGTTGGGAAACTCTTTAAGTTGCTGTAGCAAGAGCTTGCCGCCGGGCGTGTTGCGGATCTTGAGCATATGCAACCTGAGCCACGTCCCTATCCTGCCAATGCGAAGATTCTTTGACACGTTGTTGTATATAAGCTCAGGCTCATCACGATAGCCGCCGGCCTCAATCTGAGCTTGAACGTAGTCAGTACCCAAGAGCTCTTGGAATGCAACCGCTTCAATGCCTGTAACTGTTGGCCGTCGCTGGTTGTTCCAGTCAACCAAGTCGCGCATCATCTTTGGAACCGGCCGCCGCTCAAGGTCACAGTCAAGCCAAATGTAGCCTTTGTGATAACCGGCCGTGACTATGCCTGAGAAGTCACCTTTCTTGGCATCGCGCCCTTTGCTTGGATCCAAGGCCGTTGCGCTCATCGTGAACCTATCGGGCCACTCATCATCCTGAGCCATCACGCCGTAGAAATATTCGCTTGGCCATTCGTTGAACCCGTGCGAAGTCAACCGCTGTTGAAACATCGCGTTGAACCAATAGCCGTCCATGAGTGACCGCTTAGCCTTGAGCGCGGCCGTGCTGTAACGCTCAGGCCAAAGAGCCTCATCGGTTTTCCGGCCAAGTGGGTCGGGCTGTTCATCGGTTGGCTCAGCTAGCGCGGGTAAGCGTATCTCACGCACACGCATTGGCGCCTCAGAATCTTCAAGGGCGTATTTGAGTATTCGGCCAATCAAGTCGTCCTCATGCCAGCGCGTATTGTGGCTTACCATTCCTGCCGCAATGAAGTTGCCCGTCCCTTCAATCTCAATATCAAACACTTCGGCCCGGCCGGCGAACTCAATCGCTACTATTGAGTCGCTCAAAAACTCTGAGGTATCGAGCCAACTGAGCGGCGGCGGCGCTGGTCTTAATGTATCCGGCGGCAAGGTTGCAATCGTTGCACAAGAGGGCTCGCACCTTTCCAGTGTCATGGCAGTGATCAACGCACAATCGTCCGCCTTGGTGTTTGCGTGTGTTATGCTCGCTTGGCGGTTGACGGCATACGGCACAAACGCCACGTTGTTTTTTGAGTAACGCGTTGTAGTCATCAACCGTAATGCCGTAGCGATATTTGAGCCTTGATTTTCGGTGAGATTCCGGATTGTGAGAGGGGGCACGGTAGCCGTCAAGCGTGCGTTTCTTCGCGTAGTGGTGATGGCAGTATCCACGGCACTTTGCCGGCCGTTCGCAACCTTCCCATTGGCAAGTTTTCCCTTTCCACTTACCCCACTGGCCTTTGTTGTTACGATTCTCAACCCGGTAGTCAAGTTTCTCAGCCTGATCCACTTCAAAGCTCCATTGCGTGCAACTAAAAACGGGTGACGCGCGTTTGCTGTCACCGTTTTACCCGATTGCAACGTCAAACGGAACACGTCGTCGTACCCAACTGAGGCATGATTACGAATAACAGAAGTAGCCAACCGGCCGTCGTCAAACGTCTTGACTCTATCGCCCGGCCGCACATCACGAATAGGCACGCTTGAGCCGTCAGCCATAGCGACGGGCGTATCACCAACGAGGCAAGCCAACACGATCAACTTACAACCGGGCTCGAATCGCGTTGTTGCCGTCGTCTGAAACCAAGACCATTGCTTATCCCTGAGAGTTTGGTTGACTGCCTCCTCGTCATTCTTAAAGTAGTCATCAATCAAAAACAGATTTGCACCACGCCCAGTGATCGCCCCACGGATCCCGGCCGCTTTCATGCCGCCGCCGTAGTCTGCAATTTTCCAGTCAGCATTACCGCTCACCTTTCGGTCAATGCCACGGTGACCAAATAGCGGCGCGTACTCATGCACCCTATCGCGCACTTCGCGTGAGTGATCGCGTGCAAGGTCAAGCGCGTAAGAGGTCAGAATTGACCGCTCAGTTGGGTAGGTCAGATGAAACCAAGACGGTACCCACCGGGACAAAAACTCACTCTTGCCGTGACGGGGCGGCGCCTGAGCTATTAGAACGTCCCAACCTTCTGGCTGTAACGTCTCAAGAAACTCACGTTGCAATAGTTCAAAGTGCGGGGGCCGTAGGAATTTGGGGTTGCAATGTTGGGCTAGGTCCAGCGGCGTCAAGAGCTCGCATATGTTGGGGGCGTCTATCGGCGGCATCGCGTATTTCTCTTTTGGCAATCAACTGTTGAATCACTTCGAACGTTGGCACCTGAGCCGGCGCCGTATCTTGTCCGCTCACGTTGTTGTTGATCACAACGGTTGAGCCGCCCCTTTGCTCTGGCAAGCCGCGCTGCTCTGGCAAATCATCGCCACCTTTCCCTTGAGCCCTAAGGCTAATTGAGGCCGCCTGTAGCCTTAGGGCTATCTCTCTGTGCTCTGTTTGGGCAATGGCTCTCATGAGCTTTATAAACGTTTGATCGTCACACTTGCCGTTTAAGGCCTTGGTAGCTGCTTTGAGTAGCAACGCCTCACGCGTTTTTGCAAACGTTGGTGAGCCGTTAAGCCAACCCGACCGCAAGGCCTCAAGCTCAAGTGCAAGTGATTCCTCAGGGCTCAGATTGTCCGCCGTCAACGCTTCCGCATGCGCCAACCGCCGTTTATTCTTCGAGCCTTTGCCCGCACGTTTGGTCATATCCTCAACCTAAACTTTGTAAACGTTTACAAAACTGTCGGGCCGAAATCACGCTGCTTGGCGTACTCATCAGGCGGGGCCGCCGGCTTATCTGGCGGGCAACCTTCACACGCTTGAGCATGTTCCCTCAGGCCACTCTTGAACCAGTTGCCGCAATACGTGCAACGCCCCTCACAACACGGGAAGCAATGCAGACACAAGCCACTGTGACAGCCACACTCACAACGCGTTACACCAAGAGGGCTTGGGGGAGGCGGATAAGGGTTACCCTCTGAAACGCCCATAGGCGGCAAGAATAACTTGCACGGTTGCGATACACTTTCATCATCGCCCTCTATCGCATCTAGCACACGCTTTTCGCGTGCCTCAGCCGCCTCACGCCCCAGCTTGGTAAACGGATCCTCGTCAGTTTTTTGCACCGCTGACCAATTAGCCGGCGGGTAATCATCAACGAACACATAGCCGCGTTGGCCGCCGGGCGCGTTTTAGTACAAAACAACAACATCATCGGTTGGCTTGAACTTCGTTGACCAACCAACCGGGTGCACGCCGGACATAACACACAACGCGTCCTCATCACTCTGCTTTACCCAACGGCCGCTTTTCGTGTTGAACATATCGCCAACGTTGAGAGGGCCGAAAGTGATAATTGGGTTATCGGCCTCAATCTCCTTTTGTACCTCAGACTTCTCAATCTCAATCAACGCAAAGGCTAAGTGCTTGGCCATTTCGTGACCATCTTTGTATCGGCCGCGCAACTTATCGCCAATCGTTATTGACCACTCATCGCCGTCGTGAATGATCTTGACCGGATCAGACTTATCAGCGTCAGCCTTGGCCTTTTCGCCGTCAGTCTTGGCGTGCTCACCGTCACTAGGAAATACCCTGAGGCTGAGGCCGCCGTTAGTCTTGATCTTGGTTAAGTCAACGATTGAGTGTTGCCACCAATTCATACCGCTCAACGCGCCATAGTACGCGGCAAGCTCAAGCAACTGTAGCCAAACACGCCGCAAATACTTGAGGATCAGCAACCCAACCAGTAAGTTGAGTAACCCAACAATCATCAACCATTCGATCATCGTCCGTCCCCCGAAAATGTAAACGTTTACAAAACCTCTACCTCTACCCAAATACTACGTCAGTCTTGGCAGCATTTCAGGCCGCAAATTGGTATCACTTTCTCCATTCCGGCAATTCGCTGCGGATTTCCCATCGCTTGTCACAGTCGTCACACTCCCACCAACTTGGACCGCCATCACCATAACCGCATTCAACGATACGGCGTGAGTGGGCGCATTTGGTTGCTTGAAACTCAACCTCAAAACGTGCTTTGGTTTCCGGCGTTTCGGTTAGTGGTACATTCGGCAAGCGATATTCAACCAGCCTGCAATCAACCAACGCGCAGCTAATTAACACGCTTACAGCAATTGCCCCGATAAAAATCACAAATCCACTTCCGTAGTCTGTCTGATACCATCGCAATTTCTTTGATACGTCACTCACGACCATCCCCCGCAAAATGTAAACGTTTACAAAAATCTCAGCCCTTCGCCAATCGCCGCGTCATCACTTGGGACAACGTTTCGCCGGTCTCAGCCAAGATAGGCTCTTTGCCGGTCAATGCCTTGTATCGGTCAAGTGCCATCTGAACATAGGCCGGGTACGATTCCATGCCGTAGCATCGCCGCCCCAGTTGTTCACAGGCAACCAGCGTTGAACCGCTGCCAAGATACACGTCAAGAATGTCCGCCGCTTGCGTGTGCTTAATCACCCAGGCCATAACGCCCACGGGCTTTTGTGTTGGGTGGCCGTGCCTTGGCTCTTTGTCTTTTCGGATCATGCCGTTCCACATATGCCGCAACACTTGCACCGGCTTGTCAAGGTTTGTCCAAGCTAGTTCAGCGTGCGCGTGCTTTGTTTCGTGGTTCTCTTTGTCCCATATCAACCAGCAACGGCCGGGCGGCATCGGGTAATAGTTGCCACCGAAGATAACCGATTCTTTGAACGCCATGAGCCTCTGTAGCATCCCATGAGGCACCGGCTTGTCCCAATCGGTCTTGGCATAGATTTTCTTCGCAGCCTCGGCCGTGCCGTACTTTGTGCCGTTCTTGCGGGCCATAGCCTTATCTGCCCCGATACCGTACGGCGGATCCGTGACGTTGGCCATTGTCTTGGGGGCTTGTTCGTACTGAGTGCCAAGTAGCTTTTTCCAATTGGCCTCTTTGGTGTTGTCAGCACATAGCACGATATGCTTGCCGGCATACCACAGATCGCCCACCTCAACGCACGGGACGTCAACTAGGTCTATCGGGCCATACTCAATCACCGGGGGCTCAGGCAAGGGCTCAGGCGGCTCATCGGGCATACCGTCAACTATCTGACCCATTGCCAAATCGTATTCCTTGCCAACTTCCGCCGCTAGCTTGTCCAAGGCGTCAATTGAATAGCCGGCGGCCGTCTGCAATGTAGCTTCAAGCTCATTGAGTTGAGCAATCAGCGTCTCGGTATTCCACTGGCTGAGCTCAGCCGTTCGGTTGTCCGCGATTGCGTACGCTCTGAGTTGGTCACCCGTTAGCGTTGTCTTGATCGTCTCAATCTCAGTCCACCCAAGCTTGAGCGCCGCCATCATGGTACCGTTGCCCTTTACAACGATATCGGCCTCATCAACAACTATTGGGGTTTGCTGGCCAAACTCTAAGAGTGACAACCGTATGGCCTCAACATCAACGTCTGAGTTGTGTTTGCGGGCATTGTCAGGGTCGAGGGTAAGCTCATCAAGCTTTCGGGTAACCGTCTTGAGGCCCATAGAGTGTACGCGCTTTCCGTGAAGGTGCGCGCAGATTGACAACGCTACGTTGCTGTCGCTTTCCGTGAGGCCAACAAGTGACCAGCCTATCGGCCGTCGTTATCGTGTTGCTCGTTTCTGGTGACTATCTGCGCTTCGCTGTTGAACCAAGTCTCGTATTGCTTCGGGGGCCAAGACGTCGCTCGTGACTTTCAGCCGCACTTGCAACATGCCGCTAAGCCTGAGTGATCTTGGCGCTTCCCGCCCTAAACAATACACGCTAACCAGCCTTGGCGTCAAATAGCGAATCGGGCTTACCACCCTCTCAGTCACATTGCCCCTTGCGTCAAGATACTTGATTGACGCGACAAACTGCTCTGGGCACTCCATAGCGATATTCAAGAGGGCTTGTGACTTTGTGAGCATAACTCCGCCGCCTCACGTTCAACGTGCTTGGTTAGAACCTCAAGAGAGTATCCACAACGCCGCAAGAGTTGCAAGACCTCACCACGATTGCGCGGGGCCAAATAAAGCCGACGAATTCTATCGCCCTCACCGTGACTCCAATATCGTTCGCCGGCATCGTCATCAACGTAGGCCGGGTACGTCTCAAGATACACGTCCTCATTGATCGCCAGCGTTCTCATGCAATCGAAGCCGCCGCCAAGTTTCAAGAACCCGATTGACTCAAGCCACGGCGTATCCACCGGCCTCTCAGAAAACCACGCTTGCGAATGCAAGATAGTTTCGCTGGCACGGCTGCAAACGCCGTTAGTTTGCTCTGGCTTGTGTAGTGCAAGCTCACTGATCACTGTCGGGAAAAAGTTTCTCATTCGCCTTGGGTCTTTCGTGCATTTTCTGCGGCTTGCTGCAACGTCTTTCCATAACCGCACGCGTCGGTTTTATCACCAACGATTCGGGCTTTGTTTTTTGCAATCAACCGCACAAGGTAAGGGCTAGGACAATTCGGGTTGTGCTCAACGCGGTAAGTTTGTTTGGCTAACCACGCTGGTACAAAATCGGCCGGACGATCATCGGCCTTTGGGAACCGGACAAGCGATTCGATCGAATCGCTTGGATCAAGTCTTGGTGGGCGGGCTGGATTCTTCACAATCTGCCTTTCTTTGTAAACCCAACTCATCAGGGTATAACTTGGCATCACGCAAGCCGCGCGCATAGCCATCATCCTCAGCCCGCCGCTTAGCAACTTCAATCTCAGCCTGCAACGCGTTTATCTCTTTATGCAAAGCTGTATCCTCATTGCGATATGAGGCCGCCTCCGCTTCTAATCTTCGGTACTTAGCAACGTCTATCTGACAACCGGGTTGCTTGCTCTGATCAACGCCAAAGTGTTTGGCGGCCTCCTCTGACTCAGTAAACACCTCGTCACAATGAAAGCAACGCCACTGATTTGGCGCAGCATTTTTTAGGTTGTTCTCTAATGCCTCTAGGAATTCTTGAATCTTCGGCATCAGATACTTATCTCGCACACGTTCAACAACGCAACAACAGCCGTTGAAATGTTCCTCCCAACGTCTTATTGCTGACTTGTAAAGGTTGAGCCGATCTTGGAAAACGTACAAATTCCAATCGGCACTACGGCTATCGTCCCAACGAAAGTGCCAGTATTCACGGTCAAGGTCACTTTCGGCCGTCGCGAATAATTCCTCGTTCGCCTTGGCAACTATGCCGTGCAACACTTGGCCAATAGCATTGCGGGTATCGTCTTTATCTGCTGTCATGATTGATTGCCTACCAAAAAGTTTGTTGACACAACGCCTCAACCGCCCGCTCACAATACTCACCGTTGACCTCGAACAGCACCGATTTGACGCCCTCACGTTTGCAAGCCACACCCGTTGCGCATGAGCCGGCATAAGGGTCAAACACTGTTAGGTCGCTCTGCTTTAGCCACTCAGGCCGCAACGTTAGGCAATATCGCATCAAGGCCACTGGCTTGGCCGTTGGGTGAAACTTGCCGCGATAGTCACCGGCCGCTAACGGGTCACGCTGGACAATCTTGGCGTTGCCGTCCCAGCTTAACCAAGCTTGCTCACACTCAGCAAAGTCACGATCTTTGAACCCGGCGCCTTTATCCCAAACCAAAAAGTTTCGGCTTGGCGGTAGCTCAAAATAGTTGCCGCCGAATATTACCGCGTCATCACACAAGGCAAGCAGCGTTTCAAGCTCTCTCTTTGTAGGCGTTGCCTCATCCCATTTCGGGTTTGCTTTGTCCCACTTCTCACGGCCGTACTTACCAACTCCGCCGCTTCGCTTAGCACCATACGGCGGATCCGTGATCATCACGTTGTACTTTCGGCCAAGCCATGCGGCGCCCCTAACGTGCTTGCGCCAATCAGCGTTGTAAAGTGTGACAAAATCATCTTGGTAAAACGGCTTAATCATCGAAATCCAATTCACGCCAAGCTTGTGGCTTTTGTCTGTCCTCAGCCACCTTGATTGCTTCCGCCGCGTTGTAAACGTTTACAACATCGGCCGCCGTCTCTCCGCCAACTTTATCCCAACGTCGCTCACCAACCATCGTAGGGTGAGGCCTGAGCGCTTCGATAGGCACCGGCTTTGTTGCCCACTTGTGAGCCGGCCGGCGGATCCAAACCCAATCGCCCCGCACTTTATAAACTACCGCCGCCCAGCGTTCGATATGTACGTGCTCGCAACATCGTTGAAATATCTTGTTCTCACCGTACCTACAACAACCCATTCGCCACGCGTTGGTTTCCAGCCCGTAGGCGGCGCAACTCTGAATAGGTCAATGAGCTTGATCAATTGTCACTAACCTTGCTGTGTCGCTCGAACGCGTGAGCCCGGCCATTGTTGTACTCAACTTGAGAATCAACAGCCTCACTCTCTTTGATCAACCCGCAAGCCGGGAACAATGCAGCCACAACATTGAGCGCATGATAAAAGCCGCTCACGAACCCGTTGGCAAAATGCAATCCAACGTTATCTTTGTGCTCTTGCTTCGTATTGTTAATCACGAACGCGTACACATCATGCAATTTGTATTGACCGGAAGCCTGGAAAGCCATCGTAAACAATCCTGCCATTTCGCAATTGCGCATCATTTTTATAAGATCGTCACCTTGCTCGCGCACCGCTTGAGCTCTGGCCGGATCCTCTTTAGCCACAACGTTGAAGTTTGGTACGCTCTGGTGAGCGTTGCCCCTGACTACCCTGCAAATCGGGCAGTCGCAATTTGGGTCAAAGTCTTTTGGTAAATCGCCGTTACTCATTTCCTGCCTCTCAAGTTGTAAGTTGCCCGGCGCTGAAACGAAACTAAGAGCGTTCAGTGAAATGGGTATTCTCTTTACGTTCTTTGCTTCCGCCGGGCCAGCCAGTAGCAACAAGCTACCAACTGTGTGTTGAATTAAATCAGGGGGGGAGGTTTCGAACCTCCTACCTTTCCAGTGTGACTATCCGCCTTGACTGACAGTGATTGCAGCTTGCAGCACGCATCACAAGCACCTTGGCTAATCTCTTTGAACGCTCTGCCCTTTCGCTACTCACTCTCCCGTTTATTTCCGATGGCATGTTGCGCACCACACCAAAAAATCACCGGGTCTCCTTTTCGCAAAACTCATCTTGGGCGTCACGTCGATCAAACGCTAGCCGGTCGATCCTAATGAGCTACCCCCCGTATCGAACAAACAAGGCCCGAAAGCCTTGGTAACTTGTCGCCTCAAAGCTCAATAATCTGAATATTGTAAAGAGCCTCAACCAACTTTTTCTTTAGTATGAACTCAGGCGTCCTAAAGCCCTTGGTATCCTCTACAATAACGCGGCCGGTCAGCACGTCATAGTATCGAAAGTCTGCCTTGTACGTTGTCACAACGTGCCCATTGACCTTGCACGGGTAAGGTGGCTGTAGCACTAGCTCGCGGATCTTGCCTTGGCTCTCAAGTATCTTGAGCTCACCATATCGGCGCGCCTCTTTCTTTGAATGAAATTCAATGTTATCGACGGTAGTCTTTTTGTTTTTGTACTTTGACGGTTTTAGTTTCGCCGCCTCAGTTACCAGTTGCTTTAGCTGCGATTGGCTGATCACTCCCTTTTTCACGGGTACGTCCCTCTCCTGAGTTTGTAAACGTTTACAAAATACGCCGGCATCTTTTTGGCTCTTGGCAAGTTACCAACGCAATAGCGTCCTAGAAACGCCCGATGATAAAACACCGGGTCAAATTTCATCTTGAGCCAAAGCATATTTTCAAGACTGATCTTTGGCCCGCTGAGCCCGTGCGAGCGCTGGTGGCAACGCGTGCACAATAGCACGCACACGCGACGATCTTCAACCCTTGGTTTATTGACTATGTGAGCCCGCTCAATGAGCCAAGGCCCAGCCCAGCCACGCGGCCGGTCAACGCTCATCCGTCCGCACGCCCAACACCATCGCTTATCAACGCTCAGTAGCATTGTTTTGAATGACTCAGGGTCGGGCTTATACAAGCTTGACTGGTTTTCCATAGTGCTCACTTAGCCTCCGCTCGTAATCGGAAACCTCACGCTCTAGCAACTTGATCCGTGCGGCTTGCCACTCGTCAAGCGTGATCAATCCCTTACTGACCATCAATTCGCCCAACGCCGCGTTATCGCACATAGCCGCGTTTACACCAACTCGCAAGTGTTTGGGTGAGGTCGGGCCGTCATTGAACTTCATCTCGAACAATACGCCGGTTTGTACCGCGTGTAATAGTTGATGGCAACGCGTTTGGTTTTCAACTTGCTGCGCTGTGAGCTTAGGCTTATCGGCCGGCGGTTGATTGGAAGCTACCAATTTCGATCTCCTTAAACGGTTTCAACACTCTGATCTTTTCCCAACCGATTCGGGAAACAAACGGGTTTACCTGCCAAGAGTCAGTGCCGTTGAGTTGGTCCCACAATGTATTGAAGTGGTAAACAAACGGGCTGGCTCGGTACGCGTTTAGGTTTCCGATTCCACAGTTGCCGTCGAGGCCCTCAAGCATAGCCTCAGCCTCAGTGATTTCATGCAACTGCTCAACCCGCGTAGTCAACCCTTCGAGCTCAATCTTGGAACCCCATCGCGGCATGAATTGCTTATTGAGCCTCACCGCTTCACCCTTGTCAACCAACCGCTCCCATTCGCTTGGGCGCCGCTCTGACGCATACTCACAATTGTCGTGAAACCAATCTTGCCCAGACTTGAAAGGCATTGACGGCCACTTAGCCGCGCCCTTGATCGAACGCGGTAGGCGATGCAAGCCACGCACGCAATAAACCGATTCGCGAACCCATAGAATCGAAACCGCGCGCAGTCGGCTCACGTCTTGCAACAAGGCCTTGACCTCATCAAGTGATCGTATCACCGGCTCGTTGTTCTTGCCGCGTTTCTTGAACTCGAAATCGTAACTACCCGGTAACCGTTTGGGCTGATTCGGGCATATCCTACGCGTGACCCACTTGCGGCCGTTGGCGATGGCCTCAACCAGTTGATCACAAAACATAATCGGCGCGTGATTAAGCATAGCAACTACCTTGGAAATTCGTCGTACAAAACACCGTCAAGCAAGCGGCCGGCTTTGTCCGTACCAACGCGAACGCTTACAATTTCTTCGTGGCTTGGATCTTCCCAATAGTGCGTTTCGTACTTGTCAGCAGTAAACGTACCTACCGGCGTTTCGTTGTACTCTCCCTCATCACGCCCGAAGTTTATACCACCAATCCACTCGCCCCACTGCTTTAGATGATAGGCAACGTCAGCCGCCCGGCATTGATCGCGCAGTGATCGCAACCAACGAACTCATAAGTTTTGGCTTTCGACGAACTATCGACCAAGAATTGACGGCACTGACGACGGGATTTGGCGTCGGGTGAAGCTACTTAAGTTGGATCCGTCCCGCGCCGAAGCACGAAGCACTGCTGGCGGTTGCAACCAGTTAAAACAGTGTTCCCT